CTATAAAGCGCCTAAAGAATCGAGTGTACATTTATAATCAGTATACAACTGTTCCTTGGAAATTACGATGTCAACCCCACCATTCGTTATATTATAGTGAATGTCAATAACTTCTGAAATATGAGCAATGCCGTTGACATTATACACTACTTTCTCTCCAATACGTGGCAATTCTTCTAATACAAAATTCTCTTGTTGTTTGAATACTCTATAAATTCCCTCTTCGTTATCATAGCGAAGGATACAATAATCTTTCATAATGTCGTATGTTTTAGTTATGTATAAATTATTTAATTCCTAAATCTTGTTATTTTTCCTTAGCCAATCATCAATCAGCTTATTAGCCTTTTCATCTTCACTTATTGGATTCTTGTCAAGCAGTTCTGATTTTATTTTATAATATTCTTCAATTAATCTCTCCATCTGTGTCAATATATCATATATACGTTCTTTAGGTTCATGCAATTTATTTGGTATAAACTTAATATTAATAGGAATATCAGTATAAATTCCTTTAACGAGCTTAGGGGCATAAATTATTTCCCAATTTCGTTCTGTTAATAAATCAATCTCATTAGGTAATTGTTCAAGTACCTTTTCGGTATTCTTAAAATCAAATATTGGACAAAGAAACAAACATTTTACTGTTGATTCACCAAGAAGAATATCTCGTATAGCTTCTTTATTGATTATCCATAAATTATCACTTTCAAAATAACCAAAATTATACCAATCATATCCTAATGGATTGAATCCTATCTTTCGTAGATTTATACATTTCCAACAGCTTGAGTTACAAAATTCTGTTTTGTTTTTTACTTTTAAATAATGCTTATAACAAGTATATACAGTTTGAACATTATAAAAAACAGAAGTTTTCTCTTTATAATCTAATATTAATTCGTCATCAACTCTCAATTTAAACGATTTCCATTGTTTTATAGTATGAAATAGCCAATTAAATGAATCCCAGTTTTCTATTATATCCACACCTGTTAATTGCAAAATATTGAGATTCTCTTCTTGTCTGAAATCTCCAGCTTTTTTGCATAACTTAATAACTTTTGCATAGTTTGAAGAAGAGGATTTACCAAAAGACAACTGAATAATCATATCCTATTTGTTCATTAATACATTAGTCAATCGTTTATTAAAATGACGACTGTTTTATGTCAAACACTATCTTGCATCGGCATAATCGGCATTGTCGTCCTGAGGGGCAGCATCTTTTTTCAGATTGTAGACTTCATTTTCTTTCAATTGAAGTTGTAGTTCCAAGTCCTCAATTCGCTTTTCTAAAGAAGATACTAATTTTTTTTGTGTGTCAATAGTTTCTTTTTGCTGTAGTATTTGTTGTTCATAAGCATTAGCTTTAAATAGAGCATTTACATATTCACTTTCTGATATTTCAGTTTTTTTGTAACCTGGAATATTATCACTTAAATCATAAAAGAAAAAAATATCATGCTTTATTGCTTTGCAAATGCGTTCTAATACACCAGTCTTTATGTCGGCAACTTTTAGCATTGCCTGAAAATTTTGTGGTGTTTCTCCCATTTGTTCGGCTACATATTTTAAAGTATAACCTCTTTTTTGAAGTAACTTCTTTATTTCGTCTCCACTCATTATAATATATGTTTTTATAAAAATAAAAAATATTCGAAATAATAAAGGGAATATTTTGTTATAATAAAAACTTTCCTTTATATTTGCGCCATAATCATTAAAACATTAAAGTTATGACAACACTTTTATTGACCTCTATCATCCTTGTATTCCTCCTTATAATATTAGGAATTACATTTCGAAAACCTATTATTCGTCTAATTCACAATCACCAGGATACTAAACTACGTAAATGGTGTGTACAACAAGCAACTATTAGTAAAACCTTTGATTCTTACGATCACTATGCTGAAACCTATTACGCTTCATCTAACGCAGTAGCAGCTTCAGCTGAGAGGATCTATCTATTCATCAAAGAGTATATTACTTACTTATCAGATGAAGAGAAAGAAGCCATCTTTCCAGAGAAATACAAGAAAAAAGAAGATGGTTGACATCAGACAACTTTCGGTTTTGTATTAGTAGGCTTATGCTTCAACATATCCAATATTGTTTCGTATCTCTCTTTAACAGTTACACCTGAGCCTCCTGAAAGAAAAATCTGAGTATAAGAGCCTCCATCATAGATGGATACTATATGTTCAGAAAATATGGTGATTTTTCCACCATCATTGTGAGTCAATTCTATTTTCATAACAATTTCATTTAGTAAAGAAACGGAAGCCCTGCATCCGGCCTGAGAAACTTGATTCAGAGCTCCGTGTCTTTCGATTAAACATTTTAAAACGTAATCTTTAAAACATTACAAATATGAGCAAAAAAAATGGTTCGGACAATAATATTGTCCCAAATCTCAAAAAATTACCCCTAGCAGAGTATTTTGCAGCCTTACCAAAGGCAGAACGTCGTCCAGTTATCATATCAGCTCCTAAAGAAGATGTTATTACAGCTATTGTAGAAGCGACACAACGTAATCGTCATACAGTTCGTTGCTGGATGTATGGATATACTCAACCTAACAGTATGGTTGAAAAAAAGATTGTGGCTGAGATCTTACAATCAGATGTCGCAACCTTATTTCCTGAAAGAAAGGAGGAATGATTATGACTGGAATGGAATTTTATTTCACTCCTAAAGGTGAAGTTATGATTACCGATGAATGTGGTACGCGTCAATTGGAACAGTCAAATCGGGAGTTTATTTCCGAAATCATAACTCGAATGGGAATATTTTGGCCAGAAGCACTGGAGAAAGCATCATTGGAATATACAGACCGACGATATAATATCCCTTGGTTTGAATTTTCAATAGTACGTCGTTTTCTTAAATGTAATTTTGGTGAGTTCGATTCAACAATGGATATTGATCAGATGGGAAACTTTCACTTTGAGGAGGTCAAATGTCCGTTAAAGGGTGAATGCAAATATGAAGGAATAATCTGTAAACCAAAATTTAATAGTACACTGTCGGAACGTGAGTTAAGCGTTATGCGATCATTTTATGAAGGGATGGAAGAAAATGCAATAGCAGATAAGTATTGCATTTCATTGGAAACTGTACGTACACATAAACGGAATGCCTTTAGGCGTATAGATGTCCATTCCTTGGCAGAGTTCTTTCAGTATGCTAGGAAAAACAATCTATTTCAATAACAAGTAAACTCTAAAATCAATATTAATCAGGCAGCATAGCATAGAGATGCAGATGTGTTTCAGTAAATCAGCTCAACACCATTCAAAAGTTTAACAAGAAACAGCCTATTAAAGATTATGGAAAATTGCTTCGAAATGATGGTCGCCCGATGTATTAAGATTGGGACTGTTCAAACGCTAACGATGCTGGGCCTACTCCCCGAAGTAGTAACAATATCCCAAGCGGAAGATATATACGGAAAACGCCTGATTACAGAATGGCGCGAAAAAGCCTGGATCAAGTTTTATCCGGCAAATAATAAGGAACGAGGGAAATATTATGTGAAGCGTTCAGAACTGGAAACAGCTAGCGCAATGATGGACCTGCATAATAAAGTACCGGACAACATTATCAAACAACTAATGCAACTAGCCGTATGACCTACATACCGAAGTCATCAGAGATGCTAAAGGCTCTACAGGAGAGCATTGGTAAGCAGCTTGATGCAAGAGAAGAACAGAAAAGGAAATGTAGCTTTGAACCAACTCCTACAAAGGTGGTACCTTGTAAGATGGATATAACCAAACAACCTACTGCGGAAGACATACTCCTAATGGAAGAGTATAGCCGTGGAGTATACCAAGGAGATTAATAAATAACTAATATTTAAACAATTATGAGTAATAGTATTCAAATTAGAGTGGAGGAGCTAAATGCACTTCCAGCAACGAAAATTGTCGAAAACGAGAAAGTTGAACAGAAGTTCATCGGTATGTATAATGCTATTTGGGGGACAGATATGGGTGAACAGATTTATAATCGTGAAAAATTTCATTTCAATAAGTTGTTGACTGAGACACCATCCTTGCAAGAATGTACGAAGCTATCCCTTTTCGGTTGTTTCCTTGATATGGCAGTGAATGGTCTTTCACTTGACCAATCAGGCAGACCGCAGTGCTATTTAATTCCTCGTAGTGCTAAAGTGAAAACTGCTAATGGTGATATGTGGGAAAAACGTGCCGGGCTCACGGTTTCAGCTTATGGTGAAGTATATATGCGCCAGCGTGCCGGACAAGTTCGCTATGTAGATAATCCAGTAGTAGTATTTGAAGGTGACAAATTCCGCCCTATTATCGGAGTAAATGGTGCTAAATCTATAGAGTATGAAGGAGCTTTCCCTAGAAAGTCAAACAAGCCGGTTGCCGTGTTTATTCGTATTGTACGCAATGACGGGTCAGTTGATTACTCTTGGATGATGGAATCAGATTGGAAACGTTTATCTACTTTTTCAGCCAAGCAAAACAAAGGAACGGCAAACTCTCTGTATACCTCCAACGGTGGACATATTGATACAGGATTCCTTGAAAACAAAATGATTAAACACGCTTTTGATGCATACCCTAAAGTACGAACGGGCAATTATACATCTATGGAGACACAACAGGAAGAACCTGTTATTGATTACGGGCTAGTAGATGAAGAGAAAATTAATGAACCTGTTCAAACGGTAGATGGCATTAATGCTCCTTTCGGAGAAGAAAAGCAATTAGACGCTCCGGAACCAGTACAAGTAACAGTGTCTGAAGATGATGCAAACGGAGGATTCTAAGTATTTACTAACCAATTTAAGAAAACAATTATGGCAACAGAATTAATCAAAATAGATGAGGTAAAAAACATCCTTTCATCCTTTCCGGACATCATCGGAAGGAATACTAACTCTGTCAAGAAATGCAATGAAGCTGGTCAAACTCTCCTTAATACAATCGAAGGAGAAGGTATGAATGAAACGATAGATCAAGCTGCATCCGACTACTTGAGGAAGGTAAATAATACACTCAAAAATATGGATGAACGTCGTAAACCTATTACGCAGATATTTGATAGAATACGTTCCTTTTTCACCTCCCAAGAAAAACAAATTGATCCTAAGGATCCTTCAACAATTCCCGGAAAGCTTGTAGCAAAGCGCAATGAGTATGCTAAGTTCAAATATGAAGAAGAGCAGAAGAGGAAGAAAGAAGCAGAGCAAAGAGCTAGGATTGAGACAGAGAAAGCAAATTATCAACAGACAATAGAGAATAGCCTTCTTTCTTATTTTAACCAGTATCTTTCAAGTAAAGTTTCTGAATTGCAGGGCATCTTCTCTAATTTGACACATGAGAGCTTCGATCGCGAAGTTATAGGAATCACAGTCTTTCAGACCGATTATCCCAAATCTCATTTTGATAAGTTTAGTGCGGATTCAGCGACTTACTATATCAGTCAAGAAACAAAAAAGGAGATTCGCCGAAATATCTTAGAAGGTAAATATGAACAATATGCTCAACAGTATAAGGCTAAGTTATTAAACGTTAAGCAAGATCTTACCGACCGTATTCCGTCTAAACGTAAAGAACTAGCAGAGTTGGAGCTGCTTCGTCTTGCTAATGCAGAGGCAGCCGCCAAAGCGGAAGAAGTACGCAAACAACGTGAAGCTGCAGAAACGGCTAAACAGATGGAAGAAATAAAAAAAGCGGAAGAAGCAGCTAAACAAGAAGCTGCAATGAAAGCGCAGCAAAGTTCAATCGGTAGTCTTTTTGCAGGTGCTGCCGCTTCTATTGCTCCTCCGCCGACAAACGCTAAGGTGAAAGAAAAAATTATTGTACTTCACCAACAGGGATACTTAGAGGTATTCCAGATGTGGTGGATAAACGAAGGTCAAACCTTGCCTGTTGAGGAACTGGAGAAGATATTTAAAAAGATGATTACCTATTGCGAGAAACAAGCAAACAGCAAAGAGCAAAAACATATCGAATCACAATTCATCAGCTACGAGGCAGATGTAAAAGCTAAATAGTTATGTCAAATCCCGATTCATATTATTCGCGTACAGAAGTAAGTAACTCTGATCTGACAGAACTTAAAAATTATCTCTATCCCCGTGCTCAATACGGGGATAAAGAAAAGGCATTCAAGTTCGGTACTCTTGTAGACGCTCTTATCACAGAGAATGACCGTGTTCGGTATGACAAGCTGATGGTAGATGATTATGTGTACACGACAGAGGAATTTGAATTAGGACTTGAGATGCGTAAGGCTCTCCGGAAGGAAGCGGAGAAAGACCTGTTTCTTGCTGTTGTGCTAGCGCAGTCTGATACACAGAAGTTTATGGTAAATAAGCAGCAGGAGTTCCATTATGGGAACTTTGCCTATCACCTCGATACTCGCTGTAAATGGGACTGGTGGTTATCTGCTTACGGTTTTGGTGGCGATTTGAAAACGACCTTTGCAGAGTCTCAGGCACAATTCGATGAAGCGATAGATTTCTTTGACTGGGACCGATCCCGTGCCTGGTATATGGATATCGCAGGAAGTGAACAGGATTTCATTTATGCAATCTCGAAAAAGAACTGCAAGATATTCAAGCATTTTATCACCGACCGTAATCATCCTACATATACCAAGGGAAAAGAAAAGTACGAAGACCTGGCTTTCAAATGGTGGCAATTGATGGTCTGATTATATTTTATCATAAAAACAATATGAACTTACTTATCACACCTAAATATCAAATATTGGATGAATTAACTAATATAGATTCATTTCTCAATATAACCATGAGCGAAGATGCGACAGAAGCGGTACAACGTGGCAATGACTTGGCTGTATATGTTGCCCGTTCCGGCAAATTACTTGCAGACTCAAAATACTGGCTCAATGAGGCGATGAAATCCGAGATCATGCAGACGCTTGTTGATACAGCTAAGAATGCGAAAGCAACAGCGACGGCCATAAATGCTCTAGTTAACTCTTTGTGTAGGGAAGAACGATATTTGGTCGACTGGTGCGAACGCTGCAATCGGACGGCAACGCATCAACTATCATGGTGTGTAACTGTGATAAGTAAAGCAAAAGAAGAAATGAAAATGTCCGGAATGTATAATAACAATAAAAAGCAATCATCATGAAAAACTTAAAAAGAATCACAATCGGGCTAGCTGTTATCGGTCTGTTTACGGCATTGTCTTTCTCTCAAAGAGAAGATGCAACGACTAGAGAAATAACTACGGCTGCCGTCATGGGAGTTGTATCAGCATTTAGTATTATCACTTTATCAACTAAAGAAGATTATGGAACAAGTAAAAAATGAGATCAAGAAGGCGATTATCAAAAAAGACCGCTTGAATGTAGTGTACAATGAGCGTTTCTCGGAAGCGAACTACACGAATGTAATTAACAAGAGCTGCGATCAGATCATCCACAGCGATTTAAGAGAAGCGTTTAGCCGACTTAAATTACATCTCGTTGTATTGTGTGAGCAGCCAGAGGCTTCTAATATCAACAAAGATAGCTTTACTTCCCCGGGCTATGCAGAGACTCTGGAAAATTATATCATTACGGGCTATGCAAATGACAGCGTCGATGGTGTTTCTGGAATTACCATTATGGGAGCTAAACTTCTCCAGTCCGGCAAAGTTGTTGACTTGAAAATCTTCGTTCCTCTCCTTGATGCAGATTACCCTTACTATGAAGAATTGAGCATTGATGCTGCAGCTTGTGATGCGGAAGTTGAAAGTTATCTGTTTGAAGAGAAATGGGGAGTCAGACAAGAGCGGCTTGATTTCGAAACGGATGAACCGGAAGAAGCTGTTGTACTGGAAGAAGAGAAGCCTAAAAAAAGAGGACGTAAAAAACAAATAGAGGCGCCTGCACCTCTTGACGCAACCGCATAATCAATCATCACAGGGGGGATAATTCCCCCTGCTAAATACTCTGAATCATGAATATTGAATTAAAAGGAGATAATTTCGAATTATCATTCAAATATAAGACTTCAATAATAGATCGGGTCAGACAGATTCCCGGTAGACGTTTTGATGGTGCTAAAAAAGTTTGGATTGTCCCGACAAGGAGTAGGGTAGAGCTTGAAAGGATGATTTATCAAATACAGCAGTTTGAGAATATAAATTGGGTAAACGGTACAGAAAAAAAGGAGGAAGATATCGCTTATGATATTCCGGAACTGCCGGACCTAACCGTACCGCACAATTTAAAGATTCAGCCTTATCCTTATCAGCTTAAAGGTATTGCACGGGGATTGGAACTAAAACGGTTTATGAATTGCGATGAACCGGGACTCGGTAAGACATTGCAGAGTATTGCAACAATAAATCTTGCTGATGCTTTTCCTTGTCTTGTCATTTGTCCATCTTCACTCAAAATAAATTGGTTACGTGAATGGGAGAAATTTACAGATAAAAAAGCGATGATCCTAACCGACAAGGTGCGTGATACGTGGACTTTCTTCTTCCAGACAGGAATGCACCAGGTGTTTATTGTTAACTATGAATCATTAAAGAAATACTTTGTACAACGCATAAAGAAAGCCGAAGGCTGGACATTGAGAGATGTAGAATTTAGAAACTCAATCAATTTATTCAAGTCAGTTATCATTGATGAAAGTCACCGTTGTAAATCTGCATCTACCCAGCAGGCTAAATTCTGTAAAGGGATATGCACCGGCAAAGAATGGGTGATAGAGCTTACTGGAACACCGGTAGTAAATCGGCCTAAAGATTTGATTCCACAGCTGGCGATTCTAAACCGTATGGAGGATTTTGGTGGCTATAAACCATTTGTTAACCGATACTGCTCCGGACAAAGAGAGGCTTCTAATTTGAAAGAACTGAATTTCAATCTTTGGCAGTACTGTATGTTCCGTCGTGAGAAATCTTTTGTCCTCACAGACCTACCGGATAAGATACGTCAGGTAAATACATGCGAAATTACTAATCGTAAGGAGTATACGGATGCAGAACGCGATCTTATCATGTACCTACAGAAATACAAGGACGCTGATGATGAGAAGATTGAAAAGGCTCTGCGTGGCGAAGTAATGGTAAAGATCGGGGTTCTCCGTAATATCTCAGCACGTGGAAAAGTACGCGATGTTATTGAATTTGTGAAAGACTTTCGGGAGAATGGAAAGAAAATAATCCTCTTTTGTTCGCTTCATGAAGTTGTAGATCAATTGAAACGTTACTTCCCCACGGCTGTATCTGTAACAGGTAGAGAATCACCGGACATGAAGCAAAGAGCGGTTGACGCCTTTCAAAATAATCCTAAAGTGGATATTATTATTTGCTCAATAAAAGCAGCCGGAGTCGGTTTGACGCTTACCGCATCAAGTAATGTCGCCTTTGTTGAGTTCCCTTGGACGTACGCCGATTGCTGTCAATGTGAGGACCGTGCGCATCGTATCGGACAAAAGGATTCTGTGACTTGCTACTATTTTCTTGGCCGGCGAACTATTGATGAAAAAGTTTATCGGATCATTCAGGAGAAGAAAAATATAGCCAATGCGGTAACTGGATCCACGGAAGATATTGAGGAAAATATTGTAGATATGGTTGCACGTATCTTTGATACAGAATATGATGATGAAGAATAATTCAAATTAAGATAGATATGAATAAATACACTATAAGATATTATTACGGCTCATACTCCGGGATACGAGAAATATATGCCGATGATGAAGAAACAGCAATCTCTCTGATGTGGAGAATGCTACGTGCAGATATGACCTTGCCAATGGCATATAAGTCTGAGGAAGTCATTGATGTTGAATACGATGCAGATTAATCAAAACAATACAGTAATGAATATGAAAGCAAAAATAAGAAAAACAGGCGAGATTGTAGATGTAATAACTTACTCTGGGCATACATATAGAAGTGATATTGATGTTGTATCTTATATTGATAGCAAAGGTTATGAATGCGTTGATATGAAGATGAATAGGTTTTGGGACTTTGAAGATGTAGAAGAATGCTATTTATCTACAAAAGAAAACCTTATTGATTGGGAGGAAAGACGTTTCCAACTTGTAAAGGCTGCAATGCAGGGGAATTTTCCGCAAACTTCATTTGATAAAGAGTCATTTTGCAGATATTGTATTTCAGTCGCTAACGAAATGATCAATCAACTTAATTCGTAACAAGAAAAAAATGAGTGAAATAAAGTTTAGATATAAATTTGATTCAAACGCCTATGTTGTGGATGAATCATATTTTCTTAAAATAGAACGAATGGCAAAAATGAATGGTGAGAAAATAGAAAAACTTGCCGAAAAGAAATTCAGGAACTATCTCAATGATGGTATGAATCCTATTAAACTGGAATTTAGAATAAGAGGTGTTGAGGAGCTTGTAGGGCATAGCGTTATAACTGAATTGAATTATGGGGAAAGGGGGTATCCGATGTCTGTTCCAGAAAGGATAAAGTATGCAATCGTTGATGATATTGCAGGCTATGTAGAAGAGAGATTTAAGTATTACAAAGATGATTGTCAAATACTTTTTGACAAGATGTATAGAAAGCATGAAGAAAGAATTAAAAAGAAAATTCGATTTTGGAAATATCTTTTTGCCATTACCTTTTTCATGTTGCTAATCGAATGTATTTGTAGAATAGTTCAATAAAATAAAGATAACGAATCATATCGAGGAGCACCTCGGAATGATATTCAATAAACATAGTAACTAACCCTTTAAAATGATACAGCCAAAGCATTACAATTATCACAACCGGTCCGGACCGCCCAAGTACGCAAGGACTACATTAACCATTTCCGGCAGGAGAAACCGCTTGAAGGCATATTATTCACTGATTTCATCCAGGATGTGCTTGAAAAGAGAAGCAGACGCAAGTCTGAACACTATGCAGCCGTTTACGATGCGATCATAAAACACATTGATAACTTCTCCTCAGAGTTTGATTGTGACATATTCACCAATTCGGTGACGGCTGAGTTTTTGGACGATTTCATCATCTATCTGGAAGACCAAGGACTTCGACATAATACCATTGTCGGATACGTTCTGAAAATTCAATCACTTGTGCGTAGAGCATCTCAGTACAACTATGCAGTAGATAATACCTACGACGAGATTGATTTGAGGACTGAACCAACAAACGCCGTGTTCCTTTCGATGAATGAGATCACAAGAATATACTACTACAAGTTTGTCAGGCAGGATAAGCGGAAAGCAAAAGAACGGATCAGAGATATGTTTGTATTAGGCTGTCTCACTGCCTTGCGATACTCGGACTATTCAAGACTTACAAGTCAGAACCTTATTGATAACTACATTGTCATCCGGACAAAAAAGACTAACATCGACGTAAAGGTTCCAGCTCATGATTATGTGCGGGAAATTTTCTCAAAGTATGCCGGTCAGGTTCCATGCGGTCTTTGCATTCAGTACTTCAATAAGTATCTGAAGGTGATAATGAAAGAAATCGGATTAAACGATCCGATTACTTATTCATTCACTAAAAGCGGAAAGCTGACAACGGTTACCCATGAAAAGTGGGAATTGATAAGTAGTCATACAGCAAGAAGAAGTGCAGCGACAAATATGTATCTGACCGGCCGGATGAAGACGTTCGAGATAATGAAGCTCACCGGGCACCGGACTGAACAGAACTTCTTTCGATACATCCGGCTAACTGGTGATGATACAGCCCGGTCTATTTCGGGTGATATGTTTTTTAGAAAGTAATATTAAAAATGAATAAAGAAAAGTGCATTTTATGTGGAAAGGAAACAGTGTCGGTTATTAAGACCGATATCGGTTTTATGTGTTATAATTGTTATGCTGATCAGCGTAATCCTCCACGTTCTAAAGAAGTACATAATAATGAGGAAGCTCGCATACAAACAGAGTTCTTTAAACTTATTCCTTTATATTTCCCCAATATTCCAGACAGACTTATATTTGCCGTTCCGAACGGTGGTAGTCGTCATGTAAGGGAAGCCGCTAACCTTAAACGTCAAGGAGTGAAACCCGGAGTTTCTGATGTGATCGTACTAATTCCCAAAAAGGGTTTTGCTTCTCTCTGTATAGAGTTTAAAACGAGGGTAGGAAAACAGTCAGAAGAACAGAAAGAGTTTCAAAAACAAGCGGAATCATGCCGTAATAAGTATGTGGTAGTCCGAAGTGCATCACAGGCAATTGAAGAATTACGAAAATATCTTTCTTAATAGAATTGAAATTTGTAATACTGAAATTCCACAGATTGAAATCGCTTTTATGGGATAGGGGAGAGGGCATCTATTTTTTGTGTATATTTGTTCTAAAAATACAAGTATGACTTTTGAAGAAGCTGTATCATTAGTTGATAGGATAAAAGAGCAAGTTATTGGTGTACCTGTTAAAGGCCGCTTGATTGAATCTTTGTTCATAGGGCCTACAAACTGGAATGAAATGCATGTTTTTATGAATATCTGTCTTCAAAAAGGGGAAGATGAAGCTATCGACGAGTTTATTGGAAAAAGTTTCTCTGTATATGGTAGGTCTGTAACCTATATTAATCCATATCTTCCTCGGTGGGAAGTAACAGTCTTGGATGACTGGGAAAAAACTATTTATAATTAAAAACGAGTATCTGTAATGAGCAAACCCTGACCTCTTTTGTTCTTAATGAAAAGATTCAGAGTTATGAAAAAGCAAATAGAAATACATAAGATAGACATATCCAGCAGCCTTCCGTTGCAATTTGCCGATGAAGGAATAAAGGCTGGCTTTCCCTCTCCTGCTCAGGACTATATGGAACAGGCGATTGACTTGAACAAAGAACTGATCCGTCATCCGGCGTCTACGTTCTACGGACGTGTGACGGGAGACTCGATGAGAGACGAAGGAATAGAAGAAGGTGACATACTGGTCATCGACAAGTCATTGGAGCTGATGGATGATGATTTGGCAGTATGCTTTATCGATGGCGAGTTCACCGTCAAAAGAGTAAGACTGGAACCGGAAGCTATCTGGCTGGTCCCTTCCAATCCGGATTATCCACTGATAAAAGTAACCAAGGAGAATGACTTCATGATCTGGGGAATCGTTACATTTACAATCAAAAAGAATCGGAGGAAAAGATAATGTTCGGACTAATAGATTGCAATAACTTTTATGCTTCCTGCGAACGGGTATTCAATCCGGCTCTCAACGGAAGGCCGGTCGTTGTGCTTTCCAACAATGACGGTTGCGTGATAGCACGCAGCAATGAAGCCAAGGAACTGGGAATTAAGATGGGCGTCCCTGCCTATCAGATTAAAAGTCTGATAGACAGTCACGGAATCGCTGTCTTTTCGTCAAACTATACCCTATATGGCGATATGTCCGGACGAGTAATGTCGATACTTACCGAGCTGGCTCCGGAAATCGAAGTCTACTCGATAGACGAAGCGTTTCTGGATCTGGACGGCATAAAGGAACTGCAATCGCTGGGGACAAACATCGTAAACAGAGTGACCCGTGGTACCGGCATCCCCATGAGTCTGGGAATAGCCTCCACAAAGACGCTCGCCAAAATAGCGAATAAATTTGCGAAAAAGTATCCTGCATACAATCGGGTGTGTATCATCGATACAGAAGAAAAGCATCTCAAAGCCCTGCAACAGACAGAGATAAGAGAGGTATGGGGAATCGGACACAAGCAAGCCATTAAACTCGGAAAGCAAGGGATAAAGACGGCCTATGACTTCATCCAACTTCCCGAAGCATGGGTACGCAAAGAAATGACCGTGACAGGCGAACGCACCTGGAAGGAACTTCGTGGCATTTCCTGCATCCGCATGGAATCCATTCCTCCGGCAAAGAAACAGATTTGTACATCCAGGTCTTTCGGAAAGATGATCTCCGACATCGATACCTTGATAGAAGCTATCGCCACACACGCATCGACCTGTGCCCGAAAGCTCCGGAAGCAGAAAGCGTATGCCCATTCTCTCATGGTATTTATCCACACCAATAACTTTAGGGAAGACCTTCCGCAATACTGGAAGAACACCGTCATCCATCTTCCCGTACCGAGCAATGACACGCAAGAGATTATCCATTACGCACTTATCGGACTGAAAAACATCTTCATGCAAGGCTATCAATACAAGAAGGCAGGCGTCATCATCACCGAAATAACAGAAGATGCACAACTCGGACTTTTTGATTCCGTCGACCGTGAGAAGCATCATAAACTCATGCAAATCGTAGACAAGATCAACGGTGAACACGGTCAACCCATCAAACTGGCCGTGCAAGGAAACGGAAGAGAATGGAGGTTAAAACAAGAACAGCTCTCCGGACGTTATACTACTGATATCAACCAAATAATAAATATTAATTGTAGTATATAATTAAGAGGTAGCTTATTCGGCTACCTCTTTTTACAATCATTATTTTAGTGCAAATTTACGCTTCACAAACAGCTTACTACGTGCAAAGTCATGAAAGTCAATTAATATTGCTAGCTTCTTAATTTCCTTCTCATTTCGCAAAACCTTTATTGCTTTCACGAAGTCGGTATATTCGAAACGCAACCAGTGACAATAAAACTCTCCATCCATTATCCAAGGAACATCGGCATTTGTACGACCACCACTCCTATAACAAGCATACATACGTTTAATGATATCCTGTTCAAAATTCCACCGGTATTGCCATTCCAACTGATCCGTGGTAATTACCTCCATTTCACGCAAGTATTCAAATACATCTTTAACAGATACGAATATTACTCCATCTTTTTCAATATATCCAATTCTCTTAGCCATAACATTTAATTTAAAAGTTGTGTAAACTTACATATATCTACAGTAGTAGAACTTTTTGACTTTGATAAATAAGTTAAATTAAACTATTAATACATATTTTAAATACGATAAATTATAGCATGATTGGTGCAAAAAAGCCTCGACTACACTTAGTCGAGGCTAATTTTTGGAGTATAAACGTATTATCTTCTCTCGATCTCGAAAACTAGCAATTTTTCCGTAGAGAGATGATGCAACAGACATCCACGTCTGTACACAAATATACTGTTTATTTTTATATTGGTATGCTATTCTGCCAATTATTAGAGGAAATGAAGATTTGACGACTCTAGTATTCTACAGAGAGCATAAAAATAGGTGACTATTCAGCTACCGATTATTCATAGCAAATTTAGCAAGCACTTCGTTTTTGCTTAACTTCCTGAACCGTATCTTACTCAATGATGCCGACGGACTTTAGTAAGCCAACAAATGGACTTTGCTTTCTATCAATATATGGCTTGACATTTTTTGTATTGATACATTCCATGTCACGGACTTGCCTAAATGCAGAAATAAATTGATTCTTACTGATAGACTCTCCTTCAGTGGCTCTAACACTTCCTTCCCTGCCGCCTTTGTATTCTATAGAATCAATTATGACCTTGGCGTTATATTTAATACCAGTAGAGGACAAAAACTGCTTGTTCTTATTAATATAAGTTACTACTGCATTCCAAATCTCATTGGCCGGCATTCTTTCATATTCATGTTTGACTTTCATTATGGATCTTTTTTTTTTGCAAAGATACGAGAAGTTTGATTATGAATAAGAAAAAAGCCCCGAATCTTTTGGCCCAAGGCGATCACACGACCGTCACACTGTCACATAATGCAATCTTTTATAGCATAATGATAGTGACACTTTGGAGGCGGACAAAGAAAAGCCCCGAATCAGGAAGACGGGGCGAAATTTATCAATGACAAGCTTTTAATATGGAAATAAGTCAAGTATAAACTTTCACATACAATTCCTTATATGAAGGTATATTAGTTATAGACTTCACACAGAGTTTAATCCTATCACTATTCTCTCCATAAAAAAACTCATTATGCCCCCGTTTTATATATCCTATAAGTTCTCCCTTATATAACACCTTAACAGCTTTATTATCTATAGAATTATTAGGTTCTTGCTCAAAAGATAAAATTGTTCCTTCTTTTATTTTTCCTAAATCAAAATTACGATAATTTATACCAGCAATGTCTGTTACAAAACAAACTCCATTTGCAGGCATAAACGATGCTAAGAATTCGAAACTGTCAGTTTGCATTTTTCCTTGGGTCATTGCTAGCATATATAAAGAATTATTTTTATATTTAGGATCAATCTCCCAAAAATCTAATAATTCTTTTGTATCAGATCTTTCTAAATTTATAAGCCGTTTGGAAAAGAAATCTAACACATTCTGCTTATACTCTGACTGTTCCAAGGAAAAACCGGGATATCCATTAAATCCAAATTTCTGAGCTTCCTCGACACCCTCCTTTATGTATGCAAATACAGCACCTGTCGGAGTATCTTCAATAACTCCAACCATAATCCGAGAATAGGTTTTCCCTAATCTCCAAGAAAGAAATATTTTCTTAAAGCACTGACTCATAAATTTCTATTATTTTTAGAATTCTTATTTTTATATATTCTATTATAAATCTTTTACGCTTCTCCGGAATTTTATATGCGGAAAACAGTGGAGGCACATCATCATCTATGTGATTAACAATATTAACTATTTTTTGTTCTACATATTTCTGTTTAACCTCTTGTATTATTCCATCAAAAATACTCCTATAATCTAATTTAATTACCTTAAGTAGTTCAAGATGATTTAACTGTTTATCATTCCATCTAATATCAGATAGACCTTTTTTAATATATTGTTCCATCTTTTGGTCATCATCTAGTATAATGCTTATTCTTTCTGCGGATAATTCTCTTCCTAAACTACTTCCACTATCATATATTGGTGAAAAAGAGGATCTCAATCGTTGAAATCTTTTATTTATTGATCTTATAGTTGTTCGACTATTAATAAAAACAAAAATAGTCAATAATATTTTTGAAAAAATAGATCTCCTTTGATAATCTAAGATAACTCTTTCTATTTCTTGATAGTCAGATCCTTTGTTTATAACTAACGCCCAATTTTCTGAATGACGATCTGTATTCCCTATAATTGCATCAAAAATGATCATTTTGATTACATCAGTTTTCAAATGACCTAAATGCACATTTTCCAAAGAATCAAAAATATATTGCAATGAATGTTTTTTCTTAAACTCTACAGAAAAATCAGGATGTTTTTGAACTATGTATCTATATCCTTCGTGATGTTCTTCTTTGTCTTCATCAATAATAGACTTAGATATACATCCTATAGTAGAATCAAAAGAAGCTACATCATATCGTAAAACATTAAAGCCTAATGATATCCCAACTTCTGAAGCAATAATTTCAGACCAAAACTCATACTTATAATCTCTATTTTCTCTCTTCATAGAGGTTTTGAAATAATACTTGTCTCCATTCGGTGATATCGTAATAAATTTATCCCTAGTACCTCCCGTGTGAAGATGTATTTGTCTTTTCCAATTTGAAATATCTAAATATTTAGCCATATTATTCACATAAGATATGAACAAAGATACAACTTATTTTTGGCTTATCAATTTTACTATTGAAACAAATTATAATTCATTCCAGATTCCTACATAAATATATATATTGAACATACATATTTGCATAAAAATACCCCGACTTTCCCAAGCCGAGGCACCCAAAGTTTTTTTATTATGAATCTTAGTGTTATTTTTAAGTAGTTATTTCTTTCTATTCTTACGGAGTAGCCAGACAATTATAATGATCAAACCAATAATTACTCCTATAGCTATTTCTCCGACTTGTAGCTTAACAGATTGCCACCAGGAAAGTTCACGCTCGACTGGATATGGCACCTGAATACTATCTGTTCGATGTACATAGCAAGTATCACGTAATAACCGATCTTTATATTCTGTATGCCATCGGTTCACGAAAATAGTATCTCCATTATCACGTATATAGATTGAATCATGTACGTGAATGGAGTCACGTTGTAATCTATTCTTGTATTGTATTTCAGTCCTCACAGTTTCTACTGGAATATGTCGGATACTTCGACAGGATGAAAACCATATTGCTGACGTCAGCAAAATGATCAGGAAGTGTACTAGGCGTCTCATAGCTTCAATACTTGATTTCTATTCATACCATCTGCCCGGAATGATACATGCACCCAGGCAAAATTACTCTCGTCAATGAGTTGATCGAAAGGAAGATTCTTTCGGATGTATTCAAACAGCAACTTATTCTGTTGTCGATCACCCGTATCAATGTCGGCAGCTTGTCCGGTCATGTGTTGAGATGTATTAGAACCCTTCACTGCTTTATTCAATGCCGGGCAGCGGAAACCAGAATTAATCGTAATCGGTTTACCGTACCATTCCCGTAATGGGTCCAATACATTATTCACTAGTACAGTCAGATTAACGACATGTTCCTGATTGCATCTGTTGCTGATTCCTAAACGGTCTGCAGTTATAGACCTACAGAGTTCCGCAATTGTAAAGTACTTCATTTCTTTTCCTCCTTATAATTAATAGTCACTTGGCGGCTGCCGGTTAGTGCATCCGCGAACATCACATTTCTTTATCTCAGCTTCTTTAAGTTTGAGTTCCAGCTCATGTTTATCGTGGATGAGTTGGAGCTTCTCCGCTTGTTCCTGCCGGAGTTCTACATAGATCGCATCAATCTTTGTATCACGTTGAGCAATACGTTCTTCAAGCCATGCAACCTGTTTTCTCTCGTTCTCATTCTCTACTGCATCTGCCGCCGCATCCTCTTTCCTTGCGTCAGTCTTCCGATTGACGTAGAAATTTACAACCCATTTGATTGCCTCCAAACCACCTATAGCTCCCAATACCGCTATCCACTCATTTACCCCCATATCATAACTTTTATTTCAATACCTTGCTACAATCATCAATAGCAGTCTGGAATACCTGTTTCACTTCCTCGGGAGTCAGCCCGTGATCCTCGTGTAGAGAAAAACCAGTCACCCCGTTTTTTGATATATTAAAGAATCCGACAACTGTTTCATCATTAGAAATTTCAGCTGTAACATCTTTTACCGCCTCAGTGCCGCGAGTTGACATCCTGTACTTGATCTTGATATCTGCAGTAACCTTTGATACTGCTGTACTGTTAGTTGCTTTAATATTCATTCTTTACCTCCTTTTTCTATTAAGTCATAAATCTGTCCATAAACGCCAGCGGTGAAAAACTCTGCACAAATCTCCTTTAGGAGAGTAGCATCGTCTGTTTCAATATCAAGCATACCTCGATTGTTAATAATCTGCTGCAGCATTTTATAAGCACGTAATTTTTTAGCCATATCCATACCTAGTTGAGCATTCATGCCGGTAGCATACAAGGCTTCTGAGATCATATCACGAAGAGATTTCTTCCTCTCCTTACCATCGACTAATTCAACTGCTTCCTGACCTTTGTGATCAAGTAAGTTCCAGTTTAAATTTACTTTCATAATTATACTTTCAAAATTAATATTGTGAACACTCTACAATCATTCCTTTTATAATGTGAATCTTCATGTTTTTAGAGGCAATACCATCTAATTGATTATTTTTAAGTCCATAAAGCCATGCATCAGATACGACTGAAACAGAATTTCCACTATTGTCTTGAGGAAAAAAGCCCCTGGCGGAAACATCACCTAATACAGTAACATTACCATCGAAAAAACCTGCGTAAACGTAGTTCGATGGATAAGTCGGATTTGTCTTTGATGAACCATATATCGCTGCACTACCACCTGCATTTGCTCCGATTGCTGCTACTCCAAAGCGCCCATCTGTGGCAGGATTAAAGGTCACATTAACAACGCCCTCTTTAGATGTTCCTGATCCTAATTTTAAGCTACGTGACGTCCCACCAAAATAATCGGAACGTGTCCAGATAAGACGCCCTTTTTCAATAGTAAATCCACCAACAAATCCAACCTCAGCATCAATTCGTCGTACTTTAATCAAGTCAGTATTAAGATAACCTCCTATGATAATAGTACTTCCGAGCTGCGCAGCTTCAACGGCATCTTTAAAAGCCAATCCGCCTAAACCGTCTCTGTCTACTTTAGAATTAATCACTGTCTGCAGATCACTATGAAGCGCAGTAATAGTAATAGCACCTTCCAGATTGATCTTAGATGAATGGATTGTTGTTGCTCCGCCCGCCTGGTTGATATAAGATATAAGCGTATTACCATTTTCCAGCTCCTTAGAAGCGTATATCTTGTTACCGTCTGCCGTGGTAATCCATCCGGCTGTATCAATACGTTGTGTAATGCTATCTACACGTGTTACTTGTGCAGATATTCTATCGCTCAGTATATCTAATTCTGCCTTGTTATCGTTGGCGAACTGTTTGAGCGCATCCTGTATTGATTGATTAGCTGCTTCGACGGCTGTATTGAAACTGGCTAAAGTTGAGTTAAAGAGAGCGAATTTATCATCAACGTTTTTTTTCTCCGCAGTAGTGGTCTGCCCGTCAGCAATAGCAACGTTGATTGCTGCGAGGAGATTGTCGATAGCCCCAAAGAGAGAGATTTTAGCATTGAGTAGGTTAGTCTTAGCAACACCAACCAAGTATGTATTTACATACAGCTTATTATATGTAGCTTCTACAGAGGCTTTCGTGTTCTTGACTGTATTGATATATTTCTCAATAGCTTTAGCTTCTGCTTCTGATATAATACCGTCGGCAAACGCACCGTCTACATATTCATGTAAATCACTAACATCACCGTTTACTTTTTCAGCGGCTTTTGCGGCATCCGCCGCATCCTGTAACGCTTCCAGTGCTTTTTTCATAGCATCATCGGCGAAAGACTTTAACTTGTCCTGTATGGACTTATTAGCTTCTTCGACAGCAGTATTAAAGTCAGCATAAGCACTGTTGAGGCTTGCAAACTGTGTATCAACAGCCTGTTTTTCGTCTGGAGTAGTAAGCTTGTCTGCAATGGCGGTATTTATTGCATTTATTAATCTTTCTATGGCCCCCATCAGTGTTACCTTTGCATTAAGCAGGTTTGTTTTTGCGACTCCGGTTAAGTATGTATTTGCATATAGTTTGTTATATGTTGCTTCTACAGCTGCTTTCGCATTATTTACAGTGTTGATGTACTTTTCGATAGCACTAGCTTCCGCCTCGGATATTACACCGTCAGCGAATGCACCATCTACATAATTATTTAGATTGGATACTGCATTGTTTGCTTCACTGGCACTCTTGGCTGCCGCATTGGCTGCTTCCATAGCAGCAGCGGCCTCTCTTAATGCTTCTTCTGAATAACCTTTCAAGGCATCGTGTATCGCTTTATTGGCTGTTTCTACGGCAGTGGTGAAGTCGGCATACGCAGAATTAAACAGGACATACTTATCATCAACGTCTTTCTTTTCTGCTACGGTTGTCTGCCCGTCGGCAATGGCGGTATTGATAGACTTGATAAGGTTCTCAATGCTTCCCATCAGCGTAACCTTTGCATTGAGCAACCCGGTTTTGGCCGTTCCTGAGAGATAAGGATTTACATACAGTTTATTGTATGTTGCTTCTACAGCTGCTTTCGCATTATTTACAGTGTTGATATACTTTTCGATAGCTTTAGCTTCCGCCTCAGTGATAATGCCGTCAGCAAATGCACCGTCGATATAGTCATGCAGACCTTCCACAGCATCATTTGCATCAGCTGCAGACTTCTGAATAGAATCAATCAGATCACTAACTTCAAGCCATTCCTCCAAATTTTCTAATCCGGAGGATCCTGCCTTAATTTGAATATTTCCACCTATTTCACTTTTAACCAGGTCAAAGTAAGTTTTTCCATCCGGAGAGATGATCCGTTCTGTTGTTACGCGGCCCGGCAGAATTTCAGTGAATCCATACAACTCAACGAAGCTGCGCTCACCTTCATACTCACTGTTTAGGATGCCGGTTAGTAGGTGATAATATCCTGCTATCTGTTCCATTTTGATAGCAGTTTCACTGAGAAGGAATGTGCCGGTCTGATTTTCCTTGCTGCATACAGCATACAGATAATATTTCTTCTCTGGGGCAATAAGCGCCGGAGAATTATATTCAGCCATATCCCAAAACTTGTATTCGCTAGCTTTGTGTTCAGACGACACAGTTTTTATCCCTAGCGTCATGTGTTGGATGATGCCGGCAGGCGAATGTAGCACCTTTGTATTGATATTGTAAGTAATGTTATGAGATACTTGTACTGGGACCGCTTTTGATCTGACAAAGCGGAACTGCAAACTTTCATCACCTACGAGTAACTGCATCGTCTGTATAGTGATGGGATTGATTGAGCCGGAGAAGTTCAATAAAGCATTTTCAAGCATGGACATAGTTTCCTTTGCATCACGAAAACGGCGCTTGGTAAATCGCAAAGAATCTTTATACTTGATATCTACGTCTACTTCATTTGTCTCGATCTTATCTAATTCGCTGGTTACGGAAGTACCAACTGGATCATTTGATAATTCTATTTCCGGAGAATAAGGGTTATTCACATAACGTTTAATTCCTATCATGCGAATAAGTGAACCTTCTGGATGAAACTGGGTATCGGAGAAATCTACATAACCACCCAGCACAATCTTGCCGCCTATTTCTAGCCAACGCTTCTTTGCCCAGATACCGTCCAATGTTCCGGTAAATACGAATGATTTATCTTCATGCTCAAAGAGGTATTTAGCAGCTTCCTTAAACACTTCCCAGCTAGCACCTGTCTGCTCTTCATCATTACAGATATATGAGTTCGGTAGCTGGATACCGAATACTGCGTAGGTATCGCCTGTCTTAGGATGCCAGACATCAGGTTCCGGCATAGTGATACCATCGATCTCCTGTGGAACTATTTCAAAACGTCTACCTGCTTTCTCTATTTCTCCATTCTCTTTAAGAATGGGCTCATGGATATACTTGACTTCAAACTCTTTGCCTGTAAGTGTACCTGTTTGGAAGATGACGGTCATGGTCTCTCCGGCTATCAGACATTTCTTAAAATCAAGATCGTTAGGTATATCGCTATCTACAAAATCATAGAAGTTAGTCTCCTTATTAACCTCGATAACAGAGCTAACAGTTCCAATACGAGAAGGATAGATTGCAGTGCAGTCTAGACTATCCTCTTTACCTGTAACTAAGCTTTTGTCAGCACGCATGACACTGGTTCCGTCTGCATCAGTTATATACGTTCTACCTTCATAATGAAGGGTCTTAGATTTGGGCAGTAACAGATATTTAGCTCCGTATGTCGAGTAGTTGATATTTCGATCAGAAGTTTCTACTAGGACAATTTCGGGCGGTATATCTCCGGATTCCCGACCAACACCAACCTTGAAACCATGGCCTTTACCATAAGACAGCTTCAAAGGATTATTCTTGTTATATTCAACTTTACGAAGGTGAACCGTCTTTCCAGTAATCTGCCATTCCGTTTCATACGTATCTGCAAGTTGATTAAGTGCATCAAGAATATATGTGTGATTATAGTTGATAACTTTATCCGTTCCTTCGATGCAATCACCGACTTTCCAGCCCATATCACGACGATTTAGGTTCTCGACGAGTAATCGTAGGTGCTCATGTGCTTTAGCTGTATATGCGAATTTGATACTGTTATCTGCAATGTGACGAACTTTCCACATCATAGCATCCGCTTTAGCTGTTTCAAGTATAAGCGTATATTCAAAGTTACGCTCACCTTTCTTTTTGAAATTACTATCTTTTTTGAGAGAATAACGCTTTCCGTAAAAGTCGCACCAAGTTCCGACCGGTATTTCTAAGTATCCCGGATAGGAAAAATACAAATTAAGTGTATCTTCCGCCATGATTGCTTCGTAAGAGTAACTTTCGTCCTTTACATCGAGCTTTATTTCCTTATTACCACTATATAAAATTATCATATCATCTGATTAGAATTATAATCTAAAATATAATCAGGTATGTGTTTTTAATGCTATTCAAATAATAGTTTTTCCGGATAACCTACTGTGTAATCATACTCTTCAATCTGCGACACGATATACATCTTTTTTATAGCTGCAAGATGCAGCTGTGTCACATTATAGCAGTCGAGGGCATATAATTCTAGAGAATTTAACATTGCTAATGCGTTAAGAATAGGAATAGTATACTTCACACCATCGAACCACAACACTGTTTTGGTCCTTCCCATGTCTTGTTCTATTGAAATGGAGTTCTTCAAACCAACTCGAGTATCCTTATCAAGCCACATTTCTTTCCCACTCAAAGTAAACGAATTAACCGCCTTTGACTTGTCATACAGCAAGATACGACTTACCTTCATTTCTTTTATTTCATCAATAGAATACTCATGCTCTACCAAAATGGGAACACCATTATCACCTTCGTAAATTTCTTTTCCTTCAGACTGACCTTCTAACAAATCATTGTAATAGTCGTCCTCAATTTCTACCGAACCCTCAATTGGTTCATCGTAAAATCCTTGTTTCCAGTATTTCATAATACATTCATTTAGTTATTTGTTTATATAAAATTAGTTCTCTTGGAACTACGTACGCTTTGAAAGATTTCTCTAATATCGGAGTCAAATCACTTGGACAAAACGGTTATCGTAAATATGATGACGGTCTGCTTATTCAATGGGGGTACTCAAGTACTTCCGGGATAGGTAAAACCGTGTATCTTAATACGACCTTTTATGATAGTAATTACACTATTCAACTAACTGGAACTCGGCTCGTGCATAGTAATTACATGTATTCTTTCGATGTATATAGCAAATATGCTTCTTACTTTGTTATGGATTCCGTTTACCATAATAATGACTCCGATGCTGGAGGGTTTAGTATAGCTTTCTATTGGTTTGCTATAGGCCGTTGGAAATAAGATTACTTCCAGCGACCAATAGCAAACCAATAGAAAGAGGCTGTATTAGAACCTGCATTGGCAGCTTGCTGATATTTATTATTATATCCAAAATAACTAGTTGAAACAGAGGTGTAATTGGCTATCCACGATGAATCGTTACCTGTATTTCCATTATTACAAGTCAAGTGCAGAGAATAATTTGTGTCATAGAATGAAGAGGGGAAATATATTGTTCCAGAGTAAGTGCCACTCGTCTTTTTTCCCCATTGAATCATTAGGCCGTCAGGAAACTTATAATAACCGTTTTGTCCAAGTGACTTAGTTCCAACATTTGAAAAGTCAGATTTTGCGTACGTAGTTCCAAGAGAACTTAGTGCGTTCTTTTCCGCATCCGTCATAAACTTCTTATTTGTCACTTCTGTTATGTCTGAAGCAGAATGTGAATGTGATGCAGCAGCATAACTTCCCTTAGGCTGATAAGTTGAGTCATGATTATGATTCCCTTCAGCTTTACCATTCCATGTACTTTTTTCCGTATCAGTAACAAAGCGATGAGTAGCATCCGGAGTCACTTCAGTGGCAACATGGCTATGTGATGAAGGAGCATAACTGCCTTTAGGCTGATAAGCAGAGTCATGATTGTGGTTGCCGGCTGCTTTACTATTCCAAGTAGATTTTTCCGAATCTGTTACGAATCGATGTGTTGAATCAGGGGTTACATCACTAGCACTGTGACCATGTGATGATGGAGCATAGCTACCAGCAGGCTGATATACTCCGGAATGGTTGTGATTCCCGGCAGCCTTACTGTTCCATGTACTTTTTTCAGAGTCAGATACGAACCTGTGTGTAGAATCAGGCGTAATATCAGAAGCATCATGAGTATGTGATAAGTTAGCATAACTTCCCTTAGGCTGATAATCTGCATCATGGTTATGATTAGAAGGAGAGGCTCCGACTTCGCTTGCCGTATAAGTAGGTTTCTTCGTGGCTTTCGCCCAAGCGGGCACGTCGCTTGCCGGCATTGACGTTGGGAAATCGCTAATATCCGCTTTCTTATGTGAGTGAGCTAACGGAGTTCTTGCATTACTTAAGCGGGCATCGTTACCCTCGCACACGGTTCCAACAGCCGTACCAAAATCTTTGTTAAAAGCCGTTTTTTTAGTAAATGCAGGTTCATAAGTACCCGTATGATTGTGGTTTGATGGTGATGCCCCGACTTCGCTTGCAGTGTAACTCGGTTTATTGGTAGCCTTAGCCCAAGCGGGCACATCGCTTGCTGGCATAGAAGCTGGAAAATCACTTATTTCAGACTTCTTGTGAGTATGCGCTTTAGGTGTACGGGCGTCACTTAGTCGACTATCATTTCCTTGGCAAACAGTTCCGGAAGTTGTGCCAAAGTTCTTATTGAAAGCTGTATTTTTTGAGAATACAGGTTCGTATACTCCTGCATGGTTATGTGTATCCAAAGCTGCTTTCAAAACCTTCCCTTGTTCGGCAGAAAGGACCTTGCCAGTACCACCACTTGTTAGGTTGTTGACAATATCGGAAACGTTGATTTTCTTCCCTAACTCTGTTGCCATGGTAGCGGCGAAGTTCGGATCATTATTAAGGGCATTAGCCAATTCAATAAGCGTGTCGAGGGCTTCCGGTGCTCCAGCTACAAGTGCATCCACTGCAGCTTTTACTTTAGCATCAACTCCAGAAACTGCGTTATTGGCGGCCTGTGCTGCCGCATTTGCACTATCTGTGGCAGCTTTAGCAAGAGCTGTTTGCGCTACTGATGCGTTTTTGGCTGTATTAGCATCATCAGTAGCTTTTTTCGCTAAAGCTGTTTGGGCTTCCGATGCAACTTTGGCAGCGTTAGCCTCTTCTGTAGCTTGTTGGGTTTCTTCTTTGGCAGCATTAATACTTATAATTGCTGCGTTAGCGTCATTAGTAGCTTTCTTTGCAAGAGCTGTCTGTTCAACTGATGCGTTTTTGGCAGCATTTGCATCATTCGTAGCTTTTTTTACAAGTTCTAGTTGTGCGTTAGCATCTTCTGTAGCAGATGTCATTTCTTGTATAATACCGCTATACTCTGACTTACGTTGGGATTCGGCTTCTACACGTTCTGTTTCAGCAGAAACACGCCTAGTCTCATTTGAGGAACGAGTATCTTCCGCAGCCTTGCGGCTATCTTCATCCTGCTTTCTTTTATTTTCTTCTGATACCCGGGACGTTTCGGCTGATTTACGGTCAATTTCAGCGGACTTTCTTTTGTTTTCTTCTGATACTCGGGCTGTCTCCGCTGATTTACGGTCTGTTTCAGCAGATACGCGTTCAGATTCGACAGTAACGCGATTATCTTCGGCTGTCATTCGTGCAGTTTCATTTGCTTCTCTCGTGGATTCGGCTTCTTTTCGTTCATCTTCGGCTGTTACGCGATCTGTTTCAGCTGTAGAACGTGTTGTTTCAGCTACTTTTCGTTTGTCTTCTTCCTTCACACGTTCCGATTCTGCAGAAGAACGTCCTGTTTCAGCGGTCTTACGTGCATCTTCATTACTTATACGTGCTTGTTCATCTGATACTCGTTTATTTTCTGTTTCAATGCGGCTAAGTTCTGCAGATACACGTTGCCCTTCAGCGGTCGCGCGAGCTGCTTCCTCTGCTTTACGGGTATTCTCATTTATGATACGTACAGATTCTGCAGCTGACCGGGCTTGTTCTTCACTTGAACGATTTCTTTCAGCGTTGATACGAGTAGCTTCATTGCGTTGTCGAGTATCTTCATTCGCTTCTATTTGGGTTCGGGAATCATCAGCCGCCTTTGCTGCGTCATTGGCCTTCTTTGTTGCTGCAACTACGTCATCATAGGCTTTCTTTATGAATTCAAGACTAACTTTTACACTTGTTTGTACGCCATTCACCATTTTAACGCCAATAGTGTACAATCCTACCATGCTATCAGCAAGCGTTAATTCGCTGATTTTTTTCTTTTTAATTGGCATAATTTTTTAAGTCAATATAAAATATTCCATCTTCTGTTATGATAAATTCTCCTGCTTCGGAAGCAAGCAGGAAGTCTGTTTCTCCAATCCGGAAACTAGTAAATACAAGTTTCAAGGTAAATTCCCACCATACCCCATTATTAAAAAGAAAATTGTTTGTCTGGCAACTCTTATAATAGCAAGGGTAGCTTTCACTCCACTCATCACAATAAAATATACGTTCAGCATCAGAATACTCATATCCTTCATCATCGACCTTAGCAGACAGTTTTGTAAGATCATAGAGTAGGGCATCGCGATTTCGCCAGAACGCTTCAATCGTCCCGGCCCGCATCAGGCATTTGAGAGATACTTCTTTGGTTTGGAATTTCACAACTTCACCGTCATAGATTGCTCCATCTTGACGTTTGAAATTCTGCAGTAGGTTCTTTTTTACTGCCGGAGTTTTCAGTATTTCTGCTGTACTGCCTTTCAATACTACTACACCATAGTCGGTCAGATCTTTACCGTCAAGCTCATAGCCCTTTGGAAATGGGAGGTCACTATCGTTAATAGGTTCTTGATACTCATAGTTGGCTTCACGGGGAAAGTCATTTGTAAGAGTGAACTTAGAAATTTCAAGGCCCGTATTGATTACATAACTGTTTTGAGAAGACAAACGTAGGGTATATGTTCTGTCAATGAGTGGAAAACGAAATTCATGATAGCTCAGGTCCGAGAGCTTATCAATTAGTCCGCCAATACCCATACTGCCCATATATGCAAATTCAATGCTTATATCACTTGTGTTTAGGGCAATATTAGAAAGGTCAAATTCTTGTCCATCTTCTTCCGGCCAGTCGTTTTTTTCCAATTCTTTGATAGCAGGGAAGGCTACAAGATTATTGTAGCTTCCCTTTGTAACGCATATCCCTAAACTGGTATAGGCGTCTATTCCGTCTAAGTAAAATTGTCCTGTCATCGCTTCAATGTTATGCCTTTAGTGTTCAATGTGTCAATCCCCATTCTGATAGATTCTATAGCCTTCTCAATAGCTTCAAGGCGTGCCGTATGACTACTTATGTCTGACAGGTAAGTAATGACAAGATCGCTATGTTTTACCATTTCACCTATATTCTTGTCCATGTTGGATAGGTATACAAGCTTCTCAATGATCTTATCTGTACTCAATTGTATTTGCTTAACTCCTTCGTTTATTGAGTATGTGTGAGAAGTCATAACAGCAAATGCACCATCCAGTTTATCTGCAGAGTCCTGCGACATGGAGGCAAAACCTTTCTTTGATGCTTCACGTTCATCGTCATCTTTGTTCCAGCCATACATTTCAGCCAACGCATCCCGTTTGGCTTTCATGTCATCGGAAATCTGCTGACCTTCAGCTTTTAAAGCATTATATTCTTCTTCGGTTACTCCATCATCCATAGCTTTGTAAAACTTCTCTCTCCAAGCTGTTAGTCGGCTCATATAGTCCTCTTTGAGCATTGAGTTTAGAATAGCATTTCTCATGTATTCTTCAAAGTTATCTGCGAAATTAGCACTATCGGCATCCATATCTGTAAGCAGATCCTGAAAGTCTGAACGAAGTCCGTCTATATCAATGAGAGTAGCATCGGTGATCTTCTGCTCGACAACCTCTGCAACCTGGGTAACACCATCCACTATCTGATCCGCGAATTTTTGAGTGTCAGAGTCAAGTTGTGACCAGAAGATCCCAGCATTTTCTTGAAGTTTTGCAAGTTGTTCATCTGTCAAATCAAACAGACCGGCCATGCGTCCGCCCATTTTGTCTTTAAATTCATCGACGCTCATACCTAGCGTATCTGCCGCTTGCTTCCACCCCTCCATGGACATATCTTCCACTTCAGTATATCCCTTTGAATGTGACTTGCCGGATGCACCAGAGTTCAAGTATTGTTTACCTAAAACACGTGCATTCTCATTCTGTAGCCTTATCATTTCAAGGGCCTTATCATAAGCAGCATTCGCATTATCTCCTGTAAGAGTTTCAGCCAATTCCAGTTGCTTTTCTATCACTCTATCAAGAATGTTGATATAAGATTCATAAGCTTCTTTGGCTTTCTCATACTTTTCTGTTGTGTCGTCTTTGCCGAACAGGTCGAAGATTTTCATTGCTATCTGCATAGCTGCACCGATGATGGCGAGAATGACAGATGCTTTTTCAACCGCTTTGATTGCAGTTGATGCCGTTGTTGATGCCGTTTCTACGCCATTCATCGCTGTCATGGCGAAGGTGCCGATATTGCCAATGATACTTATAATTTCACCGGCTTGTCCGCCGATAGCTGAACCTAGATCTTTTAAAGCGTCACCGAGTTCTCCGATAACGCTTGCCACTTTCCTTTCAGCAGCTTGTACCTTTGCACTGGCTTTCGTCGTTTTGTCTTTTGCTTCATTGTAGTTATCCGTTTTCTCCTTCACCTTATCCAACGCCTGCGCCTCGGTTAGATAAGCTTTAGTTGAATCGATCTTTCCGGTCTTGGGATTATACTTAGAAGACTTGACACCGTTCTCAATCATAGCACCGCCTTTCACTGCTTCCGCCTGGGTCCGGGCATTCTCTAACTCAATTTGCGCTTTAGCTAGTTCTTCCTCCGCTTCTGCCAGTTCCTTCTTCTTGTCAGATAATGATTGAAACGGATTACGTGAATCCAGTTCATCCATGATTGATTGAATAGTGCTGGTATATTCACGAAGTTGGTCCGGAGATAATACCTTAGCTGCTGTCCCTTTTGCATTCTCTAGTTGAGAAAGAAGAGAATTAAGAGTTTCAGAAGATGTTTCTTTCAAATTCTCAAAGGCACGAACGTATTCCGGAGATTCTTTCAGCTTATTATAGTCCATATTCATAAGTTCCATACCCTTATCTTTTGTAGCTTGGGTGATGGAACGATCAATCTGTTCTACCTGTTCTGTATTTCCGTCCTTTTCTGCCTGTTTGCGCTGTTCTTGAAGAGTAGCAATATCTTCGTTGAACTTTCGTTCAATCGCAAGCCGTTGATCTGTATAGTCCTGATACTGATTCAACAAATCAGATAGATCATCTCCACGATTGTACTTTGTATCAGCAGTCGCAGCGGCTTCCTTTGCAACGTTGTCGAACATGGCAAACAGTTTCTTCGTTGACTCAGAATTGATGAAAGCACTTGTATTAAAAGTCTTCTTCTTGTTTTCCGGATTAGCTTCAAAAGCAGAACGAGCATCTTCAATCACTTTTAGTTTCTTGTCTTCTGCTTCACGCTCGATAGCCTGCAATTCTAGTTTGTGATTAAGCTCCCTTTGTCTGAGGACTTTTTCACTACTCTCTTTGAGTTTGTTTATTTCAAGTTGTTCGAGTTCATTTGCTGAATCGATCTTGATTCGTTCCTGTTCGCGTGTTTGCTTATTGAGCAGGAGCTTGTATTTTTCCTGCTCCTCACGTAACTTTTGCGCTTTATCGTCCTGTTTGGAAGATGAGTCATAGACTTTTAATTCTTTCTCAGCTTCTTTCAATTTCTTGGCATTTTCTTTATAGGACTTTACCACAGCGGAGTCTATACCCTTGAAATTTCCGGCATCCATCAATTTCTTTTGTGCCGAAGCGATTGAATCTAGTGCTTTTGTAGCATCGTCTTTCTGCTTCGTCCAAAAAGCCTTATTTTGCGTAGTAGCTTTCTTATTATCATTATCGGATTTGCCTGGAAGTAAGGCTTTTAGTTCCTTTTCTTTTTTAGAGAGTTGATGTTGTTTCGCATCAAGTAGCCAGGCATTTGGAGACCAACCATTATTTTCTTCTTGTTCTTTCTCTACAAGTGATTGTAACTCTGTGATTTCCGATTTCAGTGTATCAATATTGTTCCGAAGGGAAATTATTTTCAACTCTTTGGGTTTGGATTTCTCTTTAGCTTCTTTTTGAATGTTTTCTATTTCTGAATAAACCTTCTTGGCTACTTCAAGCTCCATAAATGCTTCATTTTTCTCAGCTAAAGAACCTGCGCCAACCAAACCATTGTCGATATCTTTTCTATATTTAGCAGAAGCTGTATCATATTTCTTTTGGGCTATTATCACATTAGTCTTCGCCCCAATCCTTTCTCTTCTATTTATTTCATTATTAATTTGCTTATTCAAAGAAAGATGATCCATGAGTTTCAATGTCTCAATATCCATATTAGAGAAGACTGTAGGCATTAGAGCTTGAAGTTGTTTATATGCTTTAACTTTGTCGTATTGCGTCGAATTTTCATCTTGTATAACTGTAACAAGACTGCTAGTTTTACTTTTTAATTCATTCAATAGTCTATTTTGTTCTTCTATCGCTTTGTTATATTTTCTTTGTATTCTTTCTGCTGCCGTCTCAGCTGTAACCACATTATAAATAGCAACTCCAAGTGCAGCAAACGCTACCGCAGCTGCAATATATGGATTAGTCAACATTGTAGCAATATTATTCAGCTGAGCGATTGTTTGAGCCTTTAAAGCTTTGGTTAAAAGAATACGGGCCGATGTACTCTTGGCAATCATAGTGGCTTCAATTGCATACATACCTTTGGTTAATACAAGATTGGCTGCTTCAATTGCACGTTGCTTATTGAGAATAGCTGTTATCGTTGTATATACCTGTTTGGCAGTACTTACGGCTAAAAGACTTCCCTTATATCCAACTAGAGCCGTTGTAACAGCCACAATCAGCGCACCTGTGTTTTTTAATGCTTCCTGAGCACTTCCATCTTTAAAAGCTTCATTCATAGATTGTGCTGCGGCAGATATTTCTTTTAAGATTTCCTGTCCTAATGGGCGAAGGGCGGCCGTTATGTTATTCCCCAGTAGCTTCATTTGATTATCAGCAGAAGAAGCCATTTCTTTAAAAGCTGTTTCTGCTGCGCCTGTGGCATTTTGCATTTCTTCCAAATGTCCGGCAGCCTCTTTGACGTTAATTCCTGTCAATCCAAGAACTGCATTGACCGCCTCGATTTCTGGAACTAATCTACGAAGTTCTGCTTCCGAGCCTCCTGCCTGTCTAGCAACTTCTGCTAGCGCCTCTTGATAGGTCCTGTTATCAAATGCGCCATCACCGAGCACCTTGGATACTGCAATAATGGAAGCACGTATTTGAGTCATTGCTTGCGCTGTAGGCGTACCTTGTTTGGTTAGGGTAGCAACAGCGGCTAAGACCTGATCTACTTCCACACCATAGGCGGCAGCAACAGGCGCAACTTGCGCAATACTCTTGCCTAACTCTCCAAATGAGGTCTTACCAAGCCGGACGGTAGTAAATAGTTGATCTGATATTTTCTCAGCTTCTGAAACATCAAGCTTATAGGCATTCAATAGGGTAGTGATACCGTCTGCCGCCGTTGCTGTATCGGTAACTCCACCGATGGCAGCTTTAGCGGATACTTCTAAAATTTTCATACCATCAGCGCCGTCATGGCCGGCAGATACAATTTGATACAATGCTTTAGCCGCATCATTCGCAAGTACCGGCACCTCTCGGGTCAGTTCTACGACTTGATTCATATAATCGGTTAGACTGCCCTTTATTCCGCTTGAAAGGGTAGCAACTTCTTTCATACTTTGTTGGAACTGCTTTTCAAAGTCGTATGCACCTTTGGCGGCCTGGGCAAATGCAATGCCCGCACTTATACCAATCCCACCGAATACATCAAAAGAAGTGATCTCACCGGCCATCGCCTTGATAATTCCTATCGCTTCTCGGCGCCCGGAATATAACCCCGAGTTGTCTATTCCTGTCGCAAAATATAACGCTCCGTCTTTATTTTGAATACCCATAGCATTTATTCTTAAAATATAAAGAGAAGCTAAAATTTGGCTATTTCGAGAAGAATAAGCATCTTTGCAGTGTTCTAAGACCAAGGAACAATTTTTTGATTTACTCTAGGGGAGTTGACAAGCCTACTATATCACAATATAGGCTATCAATTCCCTTTGCTACATAATCCCTAGTGTAAATGAAAGATTATGTTCCTTGGTCGGAAAGAATAGGGAAAAGATAGCCTTTTCTTATAATATATAAACCAAACATTCATTAGCACCATGACCAAGGAAAATGAACGAAAAAACGGAGTGAATAGCGTTCTCCGGAAGAAAGAACTACAGGAAGCTTTTCAAAGAGGCCTAAGCCTCGGACTCAAAAAAGGAAGAATTGAAGGGATGATCACTTACCAATCCCGTATTATCCAAAATTTGGAAAGGGATAATGTCGAAATAACAAAGATGATGGATAGCGTAGATGCTGAGATAAAAAGGGGATATTAAAAAATCCCCTATATCTTCACAGATACAAGGGACCACAATACTCTAAACCAATTTAATAAAAAAAACAGTTAACCTAATATATAAACACAACAGCAAATTACCTTAACCCTTGACCTTACCGGCTATATCGTTATACTTCTTTATCCTGATCGTCTTACTAGGATCATCAAAAGAGGGTAGTTCTACCCATTCATAATCTCTACCTTCAACTTTACCGTCTTCATCAGTAATCTTATTACGCTCTCTCATTACAAATGAGTACTCCTGCAGTAATGTCTCTATCAATCCATAGCTACTATCCAACGTCTGGTTAAACGTTAATCCTAGAGCTTCTTTTACAATCACTAGGAATCTGCTTTGGTTGCATCCTTCCAACTTTGCAAATTCTTCTGAGCGGCTATTATCTCCGTCTCTCGTAGCGGGCTCACGTTCCGAAGCATCGTGATAGAGGTGCAAAAAGGGTGATACCCTATGCGATATATAATTGCATTAAACAGGATCCGTATATCCTCCCATGTCGTATTGTCTGCGAGAGCGTTCTTGAACCATTCCGGAGGATCACTAGGCTTATTGTGAATCCCGAGGCAGACGATGTCAAAAAGCAATCCTCCGTATTTATTCATCAGTTCCGGAAAGTCTGCATTGAGTTCTCCGTCCTTCACAATCATCTTATCAAGATCTTCTTTCTCGACTTCAAGAAGGAAAGGGCGTATCCGAAACCATGTCCGAACGGTGACAGGCTTTATAACTATGCAATTGCCGGGGTCCTTTCCTTTAGGAATAGAATCCCGGTTAGTAAATTCGAATGGAATTTTGACAGCCTGATCCGTAACGGATTCAGACTCTTGCTGAAATAAATTCTTTATACTCATAATTTCATCAAGGAGCCTAGCCCGTTGTACTTCCGGGCAATACTTCCGGTTATTTGCAACTAACCTTCAATACTTTCAGCTCCATCCTTCAATAGTTTGTTCCTGTAGGCGGAATCGAACCGCCGGTCTCTACATAATCAATGTAGCGCTCTAACCAACTGAGCTATACAGAACCGTTATTTATTTTTTCGCACCACTTGGAGCAGCTTCTCCGCCTTCGACATTCGCAGCATTCGCTGGGGCTTCTCCGCCTCCGGCAATAGTAACTACTTCGCGCATGAAAGCAGTCTGTCTCTTACCGTCTGCAGTAACAGCAGCTTGCATATATACACGAACAAGCAACAACTCTGCTTGCTCTGATCCGGGAGCCTGTGAAATCTTTGAGGCGATCTTGCCATTTACGATGGTATAAACGACCTTCTTACCGTCTTTAGGTAATGTTTCACACTGGAACGTTTTAGAGATAGAAGGAGTACTAAGAGGCTTTTTCCAGATATTTTTTCCTCCTGTTGTATCCACTTCACCGCCTGCTAGTTCTTTAAGAACCTCATTTGATGGAGTAGGGATGGAGAACTCGACATAATCTGTCGTATCTTTCACCAGTTCAACATAAAAAGGTTCTTCACTACCTTCTACTTCAATCTTCACTTCCTTTGGATCTGCAAAGTTAAATGCAACACTTCCTTTGGTCGGAAGGGGATAATCTTTGAGATCTGCACCGGGAACGCCGTCACCGACTGTTCCAAATTTAATTCCACCTACGCCCATAGCGATAGGTCTAGCTTCTCCTGCCATAATTATTGATCTATTAAAATTTCTAATCTGATATTTGTACAAGCAAAGCCTTCTTTCAGGTCCGGCATTGGAACGCTCCAGAGGACTGTTACTTCTTTACATACACCGTCATTACTATTGATTAAATCAAGCGATTTCCTTATCTTACGCTTTAATTCTTTCATTCGTTGACGTTTTAACATACCATTTTCATCACTCCAAGGAACAAAGATGTTGATATTAACAGGCACTTTATTGATGAAGTCGAGCTCATTCAATTGCAGATGATTGATAACGATGTGTTCATTAGTAAAGCCGGCTTCCGACTTATCCTTGTAAATCATAACATCGGTGCCCGCAGCGGCCACAGCATCATAAACTATATCTACAGCGTCGAATTCATCCATAATCAAATCTTGCTAAAAATTGACTTCAATGTATCTCTTAGATACTTCTCACATTGCGTATTAGCTCCTGAAACAACCTCATACCCTTTAGCTTCCACGGCTGCCGCATACTCCATTCCTGCAACACCAACCAACACATAACCGCCAGTATATGATAGTGAGACTTCTTCTGCAAGCCTGCGACCTTTGTACTTACCGGTTGTCTTATCAGTCCCTTTGTCACCCTCCTTAAAGTTTTCTGTAACCACTTCGCCGTCTTTGGCTATTATATATCCAATAGAGCTTCGAAGATTGCCAGTTTGGTCTTTATATGAACCACTCCGGCGGGCTACTTCGATAAACTTTTCACCTCCTGCCTGCAGGAATACAAGCATCTTATCTTCTGCTTTACTTTGAAAGCGATCAAACCATTTTTCCAATTCATCATAAGTGAATAGGGGAGTCATACCGTTTCTCATACGTTGATAATTGAATGTGATTGATAAAGTTCCCAACAGATAACAGGTACATCAATGCCCTTTGATTCGACTTTCAAACGCAAAAACTTACTACCGGCCGGTGGCTGCATTTTGGTATAGAAATAGCCATGTACTTGCGCTTCATCACCAGCCGAATTACGCTTGAGAACGATTCTTCCATCGCTTACTGGGTCATAACGTCCGGAGACAGATATTTCAACTGGTATTCCCGGAACCAATTCACCGTCAACAACCTGCCCTTTAGCAGACATAGTGACTATCGCTGTATGTGGGTATCGTTTTACCATCTGCTACCTGCCCTTCCTTTGATAATGATTCGCTTGCCAAGTTTAGCCGCCTTCTCCGGCTCCCCGTTTTCTATATACAGCTGCTTTGCAGTCTGAATATAGAAAGAACGGGGATGAGTGATAGAAAGCTTGTTTTCACTGAAATCCGGTGAGTTTACCATCATGGCATACATATCAGCGACACAAAGACCGACCAGCTTCATGCTTTCAGTAGTACATTCTGCTTCGGGGTTGATACCCCGCTTAATGAAGACTACCTTATCCAAGAAGCCTTCCATATCCTCAATAGATGGATATTCTAGTATTGTTTCTCTGATTGTTGCCATAACTATTTACTCTTCGTCTTCTGCTTCTAAGTTTTCTTTCTCAACTTCCTGACCTAAGAATTTAGCAGGGATATTGTCTGTTCCTTCTGTAGCTTCATCGGCTGCCCATGCTTTACCGTCAGCTTTCAGAATGTACATCGCTTCCGGATCATTAACTACTGGCCATGCGTTTGCTTCTCCTTTGGTCCATTCTTTAAATGGTTCTTCGGTTGACCATTTGGTAATCAGAACAAAATCTTTCTTTACCATCAATGCTTTCTTTCTCAGGCTCTCAGAATCTTCTGCTGCAATTGGTCCGTGTTGGATATCACCTACACGCAAATCCTCTAAGAAACAAATACGTTTGCGAACCCACGGACAGATAGTAGTACGTTTGTGGTTCTTATCTTCGATACGGAGCGCCGGATTGATTGTGATAATCTGACATGGGTTTTCTTGTTCTGCAAGATATTCATTAATCACTTTTTTCGTGATAACGACCTTGGACGTTTGATTGATCCAGCCTTTAATCTTATCAATAGTTGCTTTCTGCTTTTTCAGCAAAGAGAACTCAGTAGTAAGCATAATAATATAGCGAAGAGACACACCTTCCTTGGCTGCATCGGCCAGTACATTTTCAATATCTTGAAGACCATCAGCAGTAGAAGCGGTAGCCCAATCTACGGAAGATACTTTTTTGTTGGCAGCAGGCATACCCACGCCGACAAATTCCGTAGTTACGATGCCGTTGTTATTAGAGGATGTCAAGTTGGTTCCGCCACGTGACATGTATTGCATACTAGCCCATTCCATACGTCCACGGACACCATTATGCACAAAATCGGTATCTTTGAAACCAAGATCTAATAGTTCCAATTGATCAGAATCGCCCTGGGCATCGCGTTGTAACTGCTTGTATTCTTGATATTCACTTTCAGTCATCGAGCGCTTAATAGCGGTCTTAGGAATATCACCAGACATTTTGCCGATCACTTCACGCGTTTTCTCCGGTGCAGATGCATCGAAAGAAATAACGTCAGCAATAACCGGAGCGCCTTTTTCACCAACCAATGTTTCCCACTTCAATGAAGTAACTCTCTTCACACCAAAGAAATTCGGGTAATACATCGGCTTCACATGACGGGAGTTGAGACGTGCCGCCATGTTTTTCTTGTTAATTTGCTTGATTAAGCTTCTTTCCATAATGATTTATGAATTAATAGATTATACAAAACGAATGAGAGGCATAAGCTTCTTCAAATCAGCATCAAGAGGGAATGGCATATTTTGTTCCTCAATAGTACCTCTTACCATCAATCCGCAAGATTGATTAGCAACAGTCAGATCAACTTTAGCCATCGTAATCGCCACCTCGGATGTTTCTACTGTAGCCTCGGCAGAACCGGCATCAGCTTTTGCTTTTACAGCGACCAATACCATATCTTTGGCCATCGCACCAATGGCAGCCGCCAGAGTAATAGAGTCATAAGCAGCATTACTCTTGTCGATAGCGGTAATTTTATCGGATGCTCCATCAAATTTTCCACCGGCAGTCACGAAATCACCAATTGCGAACAGATGATTTTTAGCTACTTTGATGACTTTTCCCGCTGCTTCTACAGCCTCCAGCACTTTTGCTGTCTTGATGATATGCCAACCACCGTTTTCATCGCGTCCTGCGATGCAGTAAGGTGGCAACTCATCTAATGGATGTCCGTCAAACAGGGCCTTTCTCAAATCAGCACGGGCAATAGTGCCACCGCCGACAACATCCTCCAACATCTTAATGATGGCGGGATGGTACTGAAATTCTTTTTCTTTTTTTAAATACATGATACAATAAAATTTAGTTATTACTCAATACCAAGACTAGCGACACCACTGGATTCACCAGCTCCTTCTTCTTTATTCATGATATCCAGCCACTCTTTTTCACTACGGTCTTTTACCTGTGATTGTGGGGTGTAGTTACCATTTTCGATTTCATCTGTCACAGCGGACTGGCGAATCTCAGCATACTCTTCTGCCAATTCCTTAATCTGATCTTCGACAGATATTTCAGAATTTACGTCGATACGCTTGAACCACTTTTCTGGTAATTTTGCGTTATCAAAGAGAACCTTAGCTGAAGCCTGTTTGCTGGATGTTGTAATATTCCCAGTTAAGGTGGTAACGCTATTGGCTAACTCTGATATTTGTTTTTGTTGAGCCTTGAATAGTTTCATCAAAGAGGCGGGAACACCTTCGAGATCTTCTTCTTCATTTTCTTCATTCTCTTCTGATTCTGTCGTTTTCTTGGTCTTTTTAACTGGTTTGATTGGCTTACCGTCCTTCAGACCATTATTCTTCTCATATTCAGCGATAGCGTCCTTTTTCGCTTTTTCTACTGAGGATGTATCTTCAAGATCAGGAAGAATATTGTCTTTGAATAAGGCAACATAAGTAGCAATATCTTCTTCTTTTTCGATTTTGAAAAGTTTCTGAACCTTAGAGGCGTACTTTTCGTTTACACCTGCGGCTTTCAAGCCCTTCTTAATAGCATCAATGATTGTCATAACGATTTTCTATTAAAATATAAGGGGAGTAACTTTTTCCTTCCCTTATATTTTATTCCAGAATCAATGAGTATATTTGCAATATGGATAAGAAGAAAGAATATAAGGAGAAAGCTAAGATCCTCGCTCTACAGAATGGATTCGATCAGGTTTCCTATTATGGAGAGTGGAAAGGCTACTTGGTATATACAGCATCCCGGAAAGAAGACAAGGAATGCTGCATTGGATATCCTCAATTTATTCTTGTGAAAGATGATGCTGCACATCTTGCACCATATACACAATCGCCGGATATAATGGGAATGGCTCCTATGCCCAAAGACTATACAAGTTCATTCTTATAACTTTCTCACTATTCTATCGATAATATCTGTGTTTACCAATAGATTGTCTACACGCAATACATTTACTCCATACTTAAGACTTATATCTTTGGATATAACTTTCCAATCGCCCAAACGACCGATTTGTGGATCATAAATACGGATTGAACCGTTTTCTAACCTATCAACAGTAATAATATGTCCACCTTTTCCGTCTTTCCACATAAAGTCAATGTGATACCTGCCGGCTTCTTTGGTTAACTCGTTCAATTCTTTATTCAATTGAGTGAGAGTCTTGCTTTTAATATCAAGTCCTGATACATATTGTCCACCTGCCTGTTTCTTCTCAGGTGTCTGCATTGTTTCCGGATCAATCCAGGCCCAGTTAGTTTTTCCAGAGAGTTCATAAGGAATATTCCCTTCTTTTTTAAGGTTAGGTAGTGCTGTTACATCATATCCACGTCTTCTCAATTCATTAGCAACTACGCATGACTGACAGTTTACACTGAATTCTCTTCCTTCTCCATAACCGATGTTTCCTCTCAGTTCATTTGCTTCTTCGAAGGTCATATCTTCACCTCTCTTTATGCCGATTTTTTGCTCAATCTTACTCTGATTGAAGTTTCTTACAAACCGGTCGTCCCATCTTTTTTGAATATCATTTTTCTCAGCATCGGTCTTGATGCGCTTTGTTCTTGATACTTTTATGACTTCGGGTGTAGTAGGCTGGGGAGTTCTCTCTCTTTGCAAATCTCCTTCTTTGCTAAAGTTATCCTTATACCAAAAAGCGGATTGCACCCCATTTTTATTCTCGTCAACAAAATTCTTTGCTGTTTTGGGAATATCTGTTATAACCTGTTCTTGCGGAACTGTATCGTTTAGCAGGAAATCAGCAAAGTTGTCCGGTTCCATCGTGATCGGAGTAGCAAAACAGATACAGAAAGGATGAAAACCTATAAACTTGAACGTTTTCGGATATTTACCTACCATTGCATCACATATCTTGCATGGTCCGCGATTATTTGCAGAGCGGTGTATCTCGATGCCTAATATAAAATCCTGTTTACTCCAACGTTCATAGTCAGCGGTACGATAAGACATATTGGTAGATGTAGCTGTAAGACGTAATGCGTTCATCTTTGAACTACGATATATACCTTGTCCTGGGTGATAGTTCTTCATAGGTTGGGACATAACAAGTTTCCCTTCTTTATCCTTTACCCGGCGAAATCGTTTGTCCGGCTCATTTAGGATTTGCCTAAGATCTTGACTTATCCGTGAAGAACTTCTACCAACAGATAGACCTGTCTGTAAATAATACTCGAGTTGTGTTTTTGTCTGATCCGCAAGATTCCACACCATTGGAGACAGATTATTGCCGCGTACATCAACCCCTTTCCTAAGTTGAGAGAGTGCGTCTTTGTTTGTAGCAAACATTCCTTGCTTCCTTACAGAATCAATAGCCATGCCTTTGATGTATTCTGATATAAAATCCTCATTCTTCATTTCAGAGCGCTTCCATGCGTCTATGTTGAAGGCTGTAAGATTCGTGAGAAGAAGAGACTGTAACTTATCCAACTCCCGATCCACACATTTTTCGACAACTTGATTACGTAACCATACATTATCGCTACTACGATTTGCCCATTGTTGGAGAAATGGGGTAATAGACAGAATAAATCGATTAAAGATATTGGCCACTTCGCTTTGCTGAGCCAATATCTTTTGTATATGCTGCTTGTCGTAGAATGTTAGTCCTTTCATTGATATATCGGTCCTAGCGGATTGTTATTGACTGAAGCTGCTTGTTCTTCCTGTTTCATTTTCTCAATTTCCTCTTTTACATTCTGAGTATAAGGAGAACGTGCGGTAAGTGTTTCCTGGCTATTGATTGGTTTCCCACCTCCGGCTGTTGATAGATTCTGTAAGTCTTCTGCTAAATTCTTCGGGAGAATAGAGCCGAAAGACACCTCAAAATAATTATTCATTATAGCATTGGAATTTTTGATATGTGATATATTCGCCATGCCTGCTTGTACAATAGCCACACATCGTTGTACTACCGGTCCGAAGATTTCCATTTGTTCCGTAGCCTTAATTTTTGCATCAATGGTCATAAACTCACGGGAGACACCTGATAGGTCACCTATGCCAATAAGATTGTCAAACGACAAATCAGGACATGATGCACCAGAGAATATTTCGTGGCGTTCATTACTAATCTCTTCCTTTTGTGAATCTATGGACTGTTGCCATGATAGGTATTCAGCATCACCATGATACGCAGTGCCGGTATCAGGGTCAACTTCCATAGAAAAGTTTAATTCTTTCCCTACTGTATCTTTTGATGGGAGATTCGACAAACCGAAAGATTTTAGCATTGGGTCGCCGAAGTAGTCGTTAGTATCTGACATTCTAGAGATCCGCATTTCATAATGGTCCATGAGTAAAGCGACATCTTCCCAGTCCGGTTGATCTACCTCTGCATATACTACAGGGATTTTGCCGAATAGGTTATTATCTGACTTGATTTCCCACTGGCCCCCCTTATTTATAGCTGTGATAACTTTGTCTGAGGTGTATATTTTGACACACTCGTATGTAGAGTAGTCAATCTTGGTTGTGAACTTATGAATGAAAGCATCCATATCATCATCATCGTCAAAATGTGGATAGAACTCATAAGTAACGTTATCATCCTTTGGCAAAGAGAGTATCTTGGCTTTCAGTTCCGGGACTTTTTTCCCATTTACAACTTTGTTTACAGGGTAAAATACAATAGCGGCTTTTGTTTCTGACAACACCTTACGGGCAAAGCTCATAAGTACTGACTTCATTTTGAGTTTGCGGACAAATATCTTTTTGAAATCCTCCAAGCTTGCATCATCTGTATTATCTGCTGTGATGGTCATATCTCCGCCAAATAAAAAAGCTGCTGCTGTGCGAACAATCTTCTTTGGGATATTGGTCACTATTTTGGCAACAGGAACAGTTTTATCCTCTAATCGTTTAGGCTCCATTTTACCCGTTTGGGTATTCAATTCTTCTTCTGTTTCAGAATAGACAGCTACTGTCTTAGGTTCACGGAAACCAACGGATGTAGTGCGACGTCTACGCATACCATTGTACTCTTCTAAATATTCCCGTGGCTCACGATTTTCTATGGTGTCCACACAAAGATCACTTACAATTCTTCCAAAGTCGTCTTGAACTAAAATTTCACTAATTGATGCCATATACTTTTCTCTTAAAATATAAGATGTGCTCTCTCTTTTTTATAAAGTTATTATATTTGCACAATAGAATAAATTGTAATATGGAAATACGAGCACTTATTGATAAATATTTAAATATAATCAATGATAAGTTTAACTTGATTTTATGTGTCATTCTTTTTATATGGGTAACAGCAATTCTTCTTTTATTGTCTCAAGTAGATGAAAGAATGACGCAAAATATTATTCAAATTAGAGGTTATATAATTACAGTATATGGAGTTTTGGTTGGTCTTCTAATTACTTACATTATTTCAAAAACTATCCAAACACGAGAAGAACGAATTCGTGTTTTTAATGATTATGTGAAGTATACTCAAAAGCTACATAAATTTAGAGCTATAATTAATAAATTGTTAAACTCAGGTTTTTTCTCTAACAAAGATGTAAATGACTTTATAGCCAAACATCCGAAAGTGACTTTCTTTGATATACAAGAAATCTTAAATGTAGATCATACTCTAAATGCAGAAGCTGATAAATATTATGCCGACAAAGATAGAAGAGGATTTGAGCCTTTTTATTTAGAATTGAAATCATTTATTAGCGCCAAAGGTTTTGATCCTACAATATACACAGAATTTGATAAAGAAAAATATTATTATTCTCCAGAAATCTTAAAAAAATGGATAGATAATAATTGTGGAAATGGTTTTTGGTATTATTTAGAAAATAAAAAAACAGAATATTCGGAGTTTATACATTGGAATGAGATAGATTCAACTAGCCAAGACGAAATATTGAAACTTAGTTTATTAATAGATAAAGAGAGGTATTACAATACGACTTTTGATGATAAATTCCTTATAAAATTAGGCTACCAAGCAATGGAAGAGATAATACCTAATGTATATAAGCTCCAATTAAACTTAAATCAAGGACTTCCACGCATACTCAAAAGATTAATTCATATAGTGTTAATCTTGCTCATATTTGGAATTACGCTACCTATATTCTGTTCTTTATTTGAATTTATCCTAGGTGACATAATATCTATATCTATGTTTTTCTCCATTTGCTCATGGACAATATTCGATTTTAAAAAAATGATTACAGAAGAATTGTATACATTAGAATCTTAATCTAACTATCCGCGCCCCACCTTACGAGTCGATGTTTTTAATTTTAGACCAAGCGATTCTGCGAACTCTGCAAGGATTGTCATGCCATCCGGTGCATCGTCGTGAGAGTTGTCTCCTTCACGCTTGTAGCTGGTAAGCGCTTTCATGAAACGGCCGTAGTCTGATCCTTTAGTGTATTCTGATTCATCAAGGAAAGCGCAATATTTCTTTATCCAGCCGGCCTTCATGATAATACGTGTTTCCTTGTGCTGGGTTGTTGGCCGGGCTTGTATAACACACGATTTCTTTTTAGCTGTAACAAGTTTGCGTACATTGATAGCAAATATACGCCCGCCATTGTTTGATTCAATGCGTAGCTGATCGCACTCTGTATCAATAACCATCTGTGCCAGGCGCGGTTCTGTAACTTCAACAGGATCCTTTGTGAAAAGAACATCCGTGATGAAGTATTTCGGTCCGAATACCTTTGCAAATGGTGCACAGAAATCATCATCGCCCTTATCAGCTGTATCACAAGCACCAAGTACACCATCAGGTTTCTTTCCTACAATATCAGCACTCTTGAAGCGCATGAGAGAGGATTTAGGGAATAGCAAACCTTTGGCTTCGAACGGCTCCTGCATATACTCGGCCATCCAGATACTTTCATCCGTTTCAGAACGTAGTTCCCGATAATACTCTGTTGTATGTACGTCAGCGCAGAACGTTTCATCGTTTTCATCTAGTGCAGCGATACGAATGATTTCATTGTATTTGCCGGCTTCTTCCAAGCGTCCGAGGACATCACTAGATGACCAACGTGTACCAATATCAATCATACAGCAGCTTCCTTCAATACGGGAGTCGTGCGTACCTTGCTTCCATGACCATACCTTCTCATTGTTGTTGTCAGATAGTGCATCCTCCAGACTCTTGTACAAGTCGTCTGTCATGGCGAGCATAGATGCACCGAATCCGATCACAGTACCGCCGACACCGCCACCGAAGTAGCTTACCTGCCGAGCGCCTTCTACATTCCAGCCTTTGACATTCTGTTTATCTCCTTTTAGGTGAATCTCAGTAAATATCTCACGATAACGTTTTGATTTGACAATATCGCGGGTATCATAAGAGAGCTTGTTGTATAACGTGTCAGAACAACAGTTACGCATTACAGATTCTTCGGGAAAGTGTCCATACATCCAAGCGATGAAAAGAGAAGATATATATGACTTTCCGGCACGTGGTGGCATGCTGACAGCAAGACGGTAGATTATACCCGCAGAATACGAGCTGTACACACGCATGAACGCTTCAGCGACCTTTTTTAGGAACAGACGTTTAGAGAAAAACTTCGGATCATAGTACAAACAGAATGCCCAAAAGTCTTTCTTTGCTATTCGTTTGCGGAGTATGGTAGCAGCTTTCGCCTTACGAATCAATATTTCTCTTTTACTTTTCTTCTTTACCATCAATAATAGCCTGTAACTGTTCGTCACTCAATCCTTCCAGTTCATCACCAAGATTCACATTTGCATCAACTTCTTTCTTGTCACGCCATTTCTCCGGCTGCCGGTTCTTCAACCAAAAGATTGCCGCTGTTGTATCAGGAGGATAATGTTCTATGTATTCTTTCGAATCGGTAATCTTTCCCTCTGATGTTGCGAATTTGGTGGCTTTGCAGTCATAGCCAATCGCACGGTTATAAAGACGGGATGCCACATTGGCATCCGCAATATTCTTTCCTTTTTTTAGGGACTGAAGAAATTCCGGATAATCTTTCTTCCATTGATTAAGTGTGCGCTCGGTAACACTAAATAAATCAGCCATTTCCTTGTCTGTTGCCCCTAATAAGGCATAATTCTCGGCTAACTGATTATATTCTTCTTTATATGCGCTTTTGCGTCCCATATGATACTTTTTGCTTAAAATATAATGCCGAATACTCATTTCTATGAAAAAAAGAAAGGTGAGACTATGATTTAGTCCCACCTCGCTCTATAATATTATCACAATAATCTAACGTCTTTTGGCGTTATACAGATTACTTCTGAGTTTGCAAGTGAAAGTAATAAGAAACTACCCCTTACCGTTATATAATAGCATTTTTTAATAGATAATTTGTGACGGAGCCTATTGTGTCATATACTTTTATACCTATTTGATGATAATCATTGAAACGTATTTGTATATCTTTAATAATTTTATTTTCTAACGTATATTCGAAAGCCGTACTTACATCTTCACTATGATAACCATTTCTAAAAGTATGAACACAAATGATATTATCTTTACTCAAATTGAAAGACAAATTTTTATTTGTTTCTTCAGCCAAAGCCCAAAATGGTCCAACAAGACATGCCATACACTCTCTAAACTCTTCATCATTAGTCACAATGAACTTTGAAAAATCAATTTTGAAAGCTTTAAGTAAAGCTAAAAAATAAGTATAATCTGATTTTGAGTATAAACTTAATCCATTTAAGCCTTTTGTTAATGGAATTTTGTAATTCCTGATCTGAGATTCTGCTCTTTTTATACGTTCTTTTATCAATCGTAAGTTGTATTTTGGTTTGGATAGGTCGTCTGCATGCATAATAATTAGAGCGGCTAATCTATCACATAATACTGAATGTTTTTGTATTCTTTTATCAAATAAATTATTAATGATATAATCTTTTATATTTTCTCGCAAAGAATAGTCGAAGTGTTGGTTATTTGAGAATTTACTTATGTATCCAATGAAATCAGTCTTATCTCCATAAACATGCGAATATATATTTCTAATATTATCAATATCACAAACGGTGATTATTTTGTCTAAGCAAAACTTGTTATCTCCACATGTTTTTTCAAATTCCATTAATCCAGTAGTATATCTGTCAAAATGAGCAGAGAAGATATTTAAGATTCTAAAAGTATGTCCTGGGTCTATTCTATCAAGATCTTCTATGATTAATACAACTTGCTTACTTGGGTACTGCTCTTTATATTCACGGATTATATCACAAATCAATTGCGAAATAGTATCAAATTCATATATTGAGCCTTTTAATGAATCAAATTTAGTGATATATTCCTCGGATGTTTTATCAACTGAAGCGAATTCTTGTTTATATTTATCAAACTTGTCTTTTATGTTTTTTATTTTTTTGATAACACTACTTATACTTATATCCACTCCGTAAACGTTGATTTTGGGTATCAAGTCTATAACATCTAAAATTGCGTCTTCTGATTTATTCATAAAATAAGAATAAATTAACGATGCATTACTTAACTCTATTTCATTAATGTTGATATCTTTATTCGATAGTAGCCTAATCAATATATCTCTTTTTATTAGTTCAAAGATATCTTTATTGTCCATTACCTGATAATTTACAGGATATATTGGAATGAACAGATATTCATCTGAATATTCTTTTATAAAGCTACTAATGAAGTAGCTTTTCCCATCGCCGAATTTTGCTGATAATATACATCTTGAATTAGCATCAAGATATTGTTTAAAGTCCTTAAGATAAGGTTCTATTGGAATCATATTTTCTTCTGTAGCCATGTCTTTGTTATTTTTTTACCAAAAGTAATAATATTGCAAATTAGAACAATGAACTTCCATTAATTTTCTTTCTAATAAGTTCCTGCACTCCGTTATAAATTTCATATAGTTGTTTCAATGTCTCCGGACCTTCCCAGTCGGAAAAATTACCGTCTTGGAAGAAATGAAACTCAAAAACACGAGCTGCTACTGGACCTAAATCAAGGCTTTCAAATGTATCTCTTACTAAATGCAGTTTATTTAGTATTTCAGTATTTCTATCTTCTGATTCATCCGGGATATCTTCAATATCCAGTCTCGTGTAATCTACGTTATCATCCGCAGGCAGGGGCTTGTATCTACTCCTATACTGTGAAGTAGGAGAGGATGCATTCAGCTTTATCATCTTCAAAACAAAGAAATCAAGCTCTGTATAGCCATTTTTTCTTGTTTCAAGTAGTTTGTCCAGTAACCTGTTTTTCTTTTGAAGGAGCGAACAAATGACCTCATTCAAGACATCTGTTGCTTCATCAGGAATACCGGCAAGCCCACAATGATACAAGGAGTAATCAAGCCAGCGCTCGTAGCGCTTAGTTATGTAATTATTTACTGCTTCACTTGCCATAAATTTAATTTTTAAAATTAAGTATGACATAGCAAAGAGAATTCTTTAGTGTTTCAGTAACTTACAAATAACAAATGCCGGATTTTTCTTCAAAATCCGGCTCAACACCATTCTATTGCAAAGATAGAAAAAATCTTGAAAAGAAAATTAATTCAGCGATTATTTTAAAAAGGCAATGGACCTTCATCTTTAATTTGATTTTCTTTAGAGGATGGCGCTTTGGTTTTAGAAATTGAAGAAGAACCAAACATCGTGCCGATTGGTTCACCAGGCATGGGAATGCACATGTCTTCCTCTAGATTTGAAAAGCGGCAGAATTCGCCTTTGAATCGCAATAATATTTCACCTACTGCACCGTTACGATGCTTAGCAATGATTATTTCTGCCATACCTCGCATATCGTTTCCTCGATCATCTTGAAAATTTTTATAATATTCTGGTCGATGTAGAAAAAGAATCAAGTCAGAATCATCGCATAATGTACCACTATCACGTAAATCTATTAACTGTGGACGTTTAGCATCAATTCCCTCACGAGATTCAATTGCTCGATTTAATTGCGATGTAATAATAATAGGAATATTCAACTCTTTTGCTAAAGATTTTAATCTTCTTGTGAAGTAATTAATTTCCGAATATCTATTTTCAGTATATTTGACATCATTATATAACAATTGAACATAGTCAATAGCAATCAACTTAACACCCTTTTCTTCTACTAAATAATGTGCCTTATTGCACAAAACATCCATTTTCATAAGTGGTGAGTCATCCACATAAAGAGGAGCGTCCTGCAAATCTTTCAGTTTATAATCCAATTGTTGCCACTCATAACAGGCAAGCTGTCCGCTCTTGATTTTTTCACTCGGAATTTCGCAGACATTGGTGATAAGACGATTGACTAACTGCACATTATTCATTTCAAGAGAAAACAAAGCGACTGGAATCCTGAAGTTAACCGCCATATTTCTTAGCATAGATATAATAAATGCTGTTTTTCCCATTGCAGGACGTGCTCCTATAGTAATCAAATCACCATTCTGCCAGCCAGATGTCATTTTATCCAATCTAGTGAATCCACTTTCCAAACCGCTCAAACCATCAGTTCGTGTAGCTGCCTTCTGAATTAGTTTATAGGCTTCATCAATCACGGGGTTAATCTGAATACAATCATGTTCCGTATTTAATGAGGATATATCAGTTAGCTTTCCTCTGATTTCCGAGATTAAATCTTCTACATCTTGGGTTTCATCGAATACTTTTAAGCGAATATCTGTTGCAAGTGCAAGTAATTGGCGGGATATATACTTTTGTGCAATGATTCGGGCATGATACTGCGTTTGAGACGATGATGCTACTTTGCTGCTCAAGTGAATTATATAAGATGTTCCTCCAATTTTATCTAATTCACCTTGTTTGCTAAGTTGCTCCTTTACAGTTAGAATATCTATCGGCATTTGATTAACCGCAAGGACAATAATTGCAGCATATATCAGTTGATGTCGATGTTCATAAAAAGATTCTGGACAAAGAATATCACTTATTAACGCATAAGCCTTTTTGTCAGTCATTAATGTACCCAATACTGCTTTTTCTAATTCAGATACGTAAAGAAGGTTCATATTAAATTGATTATCATCTTCTTGTTGCTTTTTTTTTTCTTTCATGTTTTTTGTTTTTTTATAATAATTCTCAAAGATACAATTATCTCCGACTTTTACCTCCGATTTCCACAACATTAAACATTTCGTTAACTCGATCGGCAATATATTCTCCATATTTTAAATGGATCTCTTCCGGGAGTAAATTGGTCGTTACGAATGTTATACAACCTCTTCTGTTGTCGTATCTCATTTGAAGTATGTACTGTATCACATCCATTTCTGTCCCATAGTACTTAACTTTTGGTTCTCTACCAACTTCATCAAGGCCGATAGCCATGCCATTGGAACCATCATATTTCAAAATTCCATCAATTCCTTTTTGACAATATTGGTTTGTCACAAATGATGCCGATTCTATAGGAAAGCCTCCTGATGGATAATATCCATTTGGGGCTAGCCCATTACTGCGTCTATCATACGTTTGTATAATTTTTAATATTGTAGATTTGCCAGTACCTACCGGACCATATAGCCATAATCCCTTATCGCGATCTAATTTTTTAGACCCTCTGATAAGATACAAAAACAACTCGTTCATCAGTTCACGATTGCTTTCGTTAACACTGAATTTTGAACATGCTGATAGACAACACTCACGGAATAAGGCTGCGGAATTCTTCAATGTAATGGGGTCATAGCTTGATTGTCCGCACTTCAACATCTGTTTCTGGATTTGTATTTGTTCTCTTACTTTTTCCATCTTTTTTGTTGTTAAGTTCAAATTTCAACCATCGGGCAAAGTGCGACATCGCATCTTTTGGCGATTTTGTCGTTTCACCCTCATTTTGCAGTTTCATAAAGAACAGCTTCAAACACTCGTAAAAGGCTTCTAGCGTGAAATCAGGATTTCCAGAAGAACGAGTGTTCATTGTTACTGTTTCCGCCCATGATCGGTTCGATTTAAGTTCGGTATAACAATCGTCCAAAGACTTGTCGAAAAAACTATCAGCCGGAAACAGTTCTCCCACGCGTAAGGGAGATATTGTCTTATTGTCTTTAGTCTTATCTTTAATGTTAACCGTTTTACTTACCCTTTTGCTTACCTCTTTACTTACCTTTTTACTTACCGTTTTACTTACGTCAAGTAAGTAATAAACTGGCGATTTTGCATTCTTTTTACCCGATTCGAAAGTTATTAAACCTTTTTGCTGCAATCTGTTCCTAACTTCAATGACGGTCTTTTCTGATATACCGGTTGCGAGGACGATAGTCTTGTTGGGATGTTCAAACGGATTCTGCCAACCCCGAATATTGCACTCATTCAATAAGTAAAAGTACAAGAACACTTCGTTCGAGCTAAATTCTACACTTCGATTCATCTTCCAAAATTGGTTTATATATTCTATATAGGTCATTGTATGCTATGCCGTCAGTTTTTGACGTATTAAGTTCATATTCTTTTTTACGAGTTTGATAATACGATCATGATACTCAGTATTATTATTGCAAACACCCCGTGACTGGACAACACTCAAAGTTTTCAGATTTACTTCAACCGTCTCGATGCGCTTGTTACCAATACGAGCTGTTAGAATCAAAGAGTCTGATTTACTGTAGTATTTATTGGTAAACACACAATGGTGCATTTCTTTACCTTCTTCTAAGAAGTCCATAACGCTTTGTAGAACGCCAATTTGGATAAGATTGTCACCAAATGCTATACCGAAGAAACGACCTTTCTGTTTGAGATATTCTCTCTCATCTTTTATTGCTTGTTTCCTCTTTTTCTCAAAGTTAATCTTAGCATCTATTTTTTGTTTTATTTTCATCACTTCATCGTGAGCTTGCTTTAGATTCTTTGGACAGACGTATTTAGGGGAACGAATATCTCTTCCGATGGCATTGGACATTTCCAAGTAATCAAAATACATTCTCAGATCGGTACGTTTCGTAATCTTAAAGCCGTGACGTCTAGCTATTTTTATAGCTGGCCAGAACTTTCCAACTTGGGTTATATTATCTTCCATATATTCCAATAGTTCTTTATCACCTTGCTTTATCAATGTCTCAACAAACGGATAACGCAATAACATCCTGAATAGGATATCGGGAGTGATACCATTAAAATTCTCATCGATTCCCGCATACTTCAGTTTGGAGAGTAGTCTTAAGGTTTTGATATGACTTGCCCAAATGTGGTATTTGTCTTTTATACCATAATCAGAACGTATTTCCATGTCTGAACTCCAACACCAATGATCATAGGCTCCATAGCAATAGCTGGATGATCTGGACATTATTACCTCAATGCCTTTGGGAGATATCCAATTCTGCACAGCTTCGTTGATCTTCATGTCGGCAGGTTGGCCTATGCGGCAGGACTTGGCAATAACAAAATGCCTTAAAACTTGAAATCCTTCGATTGTGGTTATAATCGTGAAATACATTGATTGAGGTGAATATACCCTTTTACGACTCTCCGATACTTTGAGATGCTTACCGCAACAAGGACAATTGATCCCCAGCAAGGAGTATGATAAATAGGATTCTTTAGCCTCAAAGACTTCTCCGCACTCAGTACACCAAATCTTTTTAGCCCTATGGAATCCTTCCACCTCAAAACAATTTTTTATTGCCCAAGCGGTCTGATTCTCAGTAATAGCAGGAAGCTTAGCACTTAGCTTTACAACCTGTCTCTGCAATGCTGTTTTTGGTTTCATAGGTCCTCAAATAATAAAAATTGCCCTGATGGTATTTCCTTTTTCTTCCCTTTACGTTTGTTAGGAGCAACCTGTTCCGGTTTAGACTTCTCAACTGTTAACGTGAGTTCTTTTTGCTTTTTAGGTTGCTTGGGAACTACCACTTTCGATTTTGATTGCTTATTTACCTTGATATTGTCTTCATCATAGTAATGGACTGCTAACCCGAATACTTCATCGGAAGACATACATACAACGCTACCACCACGTTTTTTGGCTTGGCTTATAATATAGTCGTAGCATTCATCTATTTTCTTATTTGGTTTTGCATAGGAAGTAGCAAAGAGTGGATCACTCTTTGCTCTCTCTTCCAAATACGATTGAATAACCTGTTTAGGTGATTGATGTTCTTTTCCCATGGTATTAATAATTAATTGATAAAGGCATTAATAGATAAGTAAGGCTACGAACTTCTTCATCGCAGCGGGTAAAGATTGAGGCTTTCGACGGATCGCTCATGGTGATAGCAATATCTTCCGAAGGAATGCTGTTTACCATCTCTATCAAAAAACTGCTTTTGAAACCTATTTCAATATCACAGCCTGACTGCAGGCTGATCGTTTCTTCCGCAGACTTAGAAAAGCCTAAATCATGAGCTGCTATTTTAAGAGAGTTGGGATCGAATTTGAGTACCACCAGAGATGAGTTGCTGTCACAGAAGACAGATACACGCTTTAGGGCTGAAACTATATCGGCTTTCTTTAATACTGCACGATTGGGCTGTTTTTGAGGGATAACGGCACGATAGTTAGGGTACCGGCCTTCAATCATACGGCAGACTAACCGGTATGAATCAAACTCAAATAAAATATTAGTCTGATTTACCGATATTTCTACTTCCATGCAATCTTCCGGAACAATATTAGAAAGGATTTTAGCAAACTTGCTTGGCAGGATAAAGGCCGCCCGTTCCTTGCGCGTATAAGCGGATGGATTTTCAATCATTGCTAGACGGGTACCATCTGTTGCGACAAATGACATTGAATCTAAACCGATATCAAAATAGACACCATTCAGTACTGGACGGAGTTCATCATTGGCACTACAGATCAAGACTTGTCTTATTCCGTATAATAAGTCATTGCCAGAAACGAGAAATGGGCTGGCAATATCATCCGTGTTCATGGATGGGTATTGATCGCCTTTTTCAAGTGGTATTGAAAACCTGCCATTAGCGTACTTGACAATCAATTCCTTTTCAAGGATGGATATAGTCAATGGTTGTTCGGGGATTTCTTTTAATCCGTCGAGTAATGTTTTGGCGTTAGCCATGAAAGAATAATTGATGAAGTCGGCAGCGCCATCTACGTTTGTAGAGATGCGCCCACCTTCTTCCCCTGCTGTCACTAGAATAAGACCATATTCATCAACAACAAACAAAAAGTTGTCATAAGCTGGTAATGTGTTTTTAGGCTGTATGATTCGCCCGATTGATTTCAACTTATCTAATAAAGCTGTTTTTGAAACTGTAATTTCCATGCGTCATTGTTTTGCGGCGCATAACGTAAAAATGAGATGAGTTTCAGTAATAAGCGCTATTGAAGCATATATATGCAATAAAAGCCGGACAAAACCATTGTTTTATCCAGCTCAACACCATTCTGTTTGCAAATATATAGAGAGTTTTTGTATTTGCAAACGTTTCAGTCTTTTTTTTCTTCTTTTTTCTGCAATAAATCCAATACAGCGCGATTTGCCTTATCACAAATACTATAATCTATATCAATGTAGATATCGGCCATCTTATAGTCGTTATTTACATGACCGAGGCAGAAGTCAATGTCTGCCTTCGGTACTCCGGCCTTGTTTCTTGCCAAGCTGGCCCAGCTGTGGCGGGCCCAGTTTGTGGTGACCTTGAAGTCTAGTTCTAAGTTCATACAAATGTCTTTCAGTCCATTATTGATTGCTCGCATGAAATTATTCAAGCTACAGTAGTTGGTGTGAAAGTAGGAGAGGAAATAACCCTCTGTGTATTTATCAAGCAGGATGCGAAGCTCCGGCTCGATCTTGACGGAAAGCGGTATCTGTTCGTGATTCTTCTCCGTATTCGTTTTAGATCGCATGTACTCCAGTCTTCCGCGGCGTTCGCACGAAATACTATATAGGTCGTTGATATTGACTCCCATCATGTAGAACATCATCATAAAAACATCACGTGCCATATTAGTACGTTTCTTGTCAGATTGGAAATCCCTAATCTTCAATAGAGTGTTGATGTCTATATTCTTTCGTTTCCTCCGGTACTCCGGTATCTCAGCCTTTTTGAACGGATCGCCTGGAATCCTTATAATATCAAAGTCCTCATTGTTGTAATAGAGCTTAGCTTTGTTATACAATGCTCTGAGTCCTCTAAGGTAATGGCTTATTGTGCCCGGTTCTAAGGGAATGCCGGCGGGGCCGGAGTGATATAAGTCTTTGATCATCTTATTTAGAAGAAATGAGGTGATTAGCTTAATATCTATCTTCTTTCTTTTTGTGTACCAACATAGTGTATCAATGGAAGAACTATACCATTCGGCTGTTTTCTTCTTTTTCGTCTGAATTACTATGTTTTGGGCGAACTCTACGAAGTCTATAAACTCGGCGTCAGGAGCTAGGGATTTCTCTATTTCTTCTTTTAAATCCTTGCATGACATAAACTGAGTTCTTTCTTGTCCTAGCTTTAAATACTCTCTCCTGATCTTTTGGATATACGCATTTATTTCGTACTCTATCATTTCGCCGTTTGTAACGTTTGGCAGGATCCGTCCGGAGTCATCCATGTTTCCGGGTTGGATATAGTAGCTGGTGGCTATATACTGGGATTCTCTATTATGATAGATTCTAATTTTTATATTGGATGTTCCATCTTGTTTTATATGTCTTCCAGTTTGGAAAACGATCGCTTTAAATGTTGCCATACTGTTTTAATGTTTTTTAAAGGTTTAAAATCGCATTAAACAGCTTGAATCGGGGTAAATTGATGGGAAACCGCTTTAATTTCCACTAAATAGGTGCAAATAGAGAAACTTGTTCAAAGATAGTTCAAAGAATTATCCCCTTTATTTGCCCTTAAATGGGGTATAATTAAGTCTATTTTGTACCAATGAAAAAAGCCGATACAAACTGTATCAGCTCAACACCATTCAAATTTTCTTAACTTGAAATTTTCGTCGGGGTAGCGGGATTCGAACCCACGACCCCCTGCTCCCAAAGCAGGTGCGCTAACCGGACTGCGCTACACCCCGAAAACTTTTAACCGAACTCCCTCTTTTCTTTGTAGTCGGGGTAGCGGGATTCGAACCCACGACCCCCTGCTCCCAAAGCAGGTGCGCTAACCGGACTGCGCTACACCCCGCTACTTTTAAAGGGTTGTTCTTTTCAAAAGCGGTGCAAAGATAGGGAGTATTTTTTAATTATCAATAACTAAATGAATGTTTTTTATTGATTAAATTACAATCGACTGAAATTCATCTGTTTGCAAGTCAACTTTTTTTCTTGGCAGAAATAAGAAGCATCATTGGACGCCGAAGTTCGTCTTGCATTTCCGGAATAGTATCCAGCATCATTTCACTCGGTTGGGGCTCTATCAATTCACAAATTTCAAATCCGGTCTGAAGAAGACTATTAATATATGTAGTTAAAGTCTTATGATACTTCACGACTTCTTCTCCTAAAAAAATAGCAGTACGTTTGCCTTCACTGAAGTAGCGGTCTACAGGCCAGTGAGCACGTTTTCCATCTTGGTCGTAATACCAATCCTGATTACCATAGGCTGTGAATATCGGATGCTCTACTGAAAAAACAAAAGAACCTCCTGCTGTGAGGCAGCTGTTGACTTTACGGCATATATTAATAAAAGATTCCAGATAATGAAAGGTCAAGGAACTGATTACGATATCATAAGTATCCGGTTGAAAGTCGAAATCCTCGATTGCCATACATTTATATTCGATGAGTGGTGAAGAATTTCTTTTTTGAGCTTCTTCCAGCATCTTCCCGGAAATATCAATTCCTGTAACACACTTTGCTCCATGTTCGATGGCATAGATACAGTGCCAGCCAAATCCGCAGCCTAAGTCCAGTACTCTCTTGTCTGTAAAGTCCGGTAGCATTTTCTGTAATATATGCCATTCTCCGGCACCTTGTAATCCCTCTACAGAGCGTGACATTTGAGCATATTGGCTGAAGAAGCGGTCGTCGTCATATTTATTTTCTTTCATAACTTCAATGAGGTTCATATTAGATGGGCAAATATATGCATTTATGCGATTATTGGGACGAATTAACTGAAAATAAAATCAGATAGGATGAACCATCTTTTGCTGTTTTCTGTTTTCAAAGTAGAAAACTAAAAATAAAAAAGCCATATGAAAACGGAAAAACAAAAAGAAACGAATGAAAAGGAAGTTCATTTGTTAGAACAAAAAGGATATGAAAGAATGGTCAATGAGATTGTTCCGGTACAACAAGCGGAAACTTACCGTAAACCGACCCAGAAAGCGGTAAAAGATGCTGTAAAGGAGTTGAATCCTGATACAAATAGTTTGGGTAGCAGAGGATGA